CTGGAACATTGCTGCCTGCATTTCCTTGCCGCCATTCTTCACATTTACATCGATAAGGGGGCAAATCGTATCGCCTGCGCACTCCCACTTGGTATAGGACTGAGCGGTAATTGCGGTATTGTCGTCAGATACCTCAATACCGAGTGAAAGAATGTCGGATTTGAGACCGAGCTTTTCCTGAAGCATTTCCGGGGTGAGAGTCAGAAGCTGACCGCCGACCGTGTTAATGATAAGGTTCATGATTGCATACTCCTTCCTGTGATTAGTAAATATAGTTCTCGCTGCGAAGCGCTGCCTGAACGGCGCGGATTTCCTTTTCGGTGAGTTGGTAGCTGCCAATCGGCGTGTGCTCGGAGCCAAAGTAAGCGGAATCGAACATCATGCAGGCTTCTCCGTTCTCATTGAGCCGATAGAGGAATGCTTCCTTTGTCCGTGCATCGGTAGGATGGTCTACCAGCGATACGAGAGGAAGACCTGTGGTCGAGTTCTTGACCATCTGCCACTCGGATGCGTTCCGGTCACAGTACCCAGCAATGTAGATGTGCGGCTCGGAGATAAGGCGCAGGTCACGCTTCATCAATTCGAGCAGTGAATTGGCGGGCTTGCAGCTGTAAGTATTGGTCAATTCGGCGTTTAGCTCAAAATTGAGCGAAACACAGAAAACACGGTATCCACGCTTATCCAAGTCATCGAGCATTGCGGTACCAGCGCCCGAAGACAGGAATGAAACCATCTTGGTGTCCATGTTTTTAGGCAGGTAAAGCACAGCTGTAATGAGGTATTTTTCCGAACGCACCAGATTCTTAAACATCACGCATCATCCTCCGTCTTGGTAGTCATGCCATGGACTTTTTCGATGGCGGCGGCAATCGTGTTGTTCTCCAGTTCAGTCATCTGCGTGCAAAGGTAACCCCAGTCGATGGCATCGTGGACCTTGCGGACAAACACATCGTAGGTGCCAGCGGTTTTCATCATTTCGATTTCCGATTCATAGCAGCCGGATTCCTCGAGCAGATGCTGGATGTCATCGATGGGGTTCATTTCGATAGTTGGTACAGTTTTGTTCATGATACAAACTCCTTTAAGTGTTTTGGATGCGAAAAGAGCGGACCTCTCAGAATCGAGAAGTCCGCCCTTTAAGCGAAATTGTGAATGTACGAAAGGCAGAAAGCCTTTTTGATTTGGAATGGTATCTATCGTACAATACCCATTCTACTTAGTTCGCATATTTTGGCAAGTAAAAAATGTTGCTCATTCGAAGGCGAGTGGTGAAGAGTGTAATTTTAGATGTGGAGAACAGTCCACTCACTCCTTATTCTGTAATTTGTAATTGTAGCGTAGATTTCTAAAAAAGCCGCCCACCAAATTATGTTGTGGGCGGTTTTTTTGTTGTTAGTTTTCGAAATCTGGATTCTTCCAGACCGTTTTCTTTCCGTAATGGATATCCGAAATGTACTTGAACGGAATCTTATCCTGGTTTTTAAGAAGAACATCGTTTTCCTCTAAAAATTCCTCAATGCGTTCCTCTTCACTACGCGGAGCAATGTTCCATGTATCGAGATATCCATCATACATGGCATCCATATTGAAAATTCCGTCAACGGGGTACTTGACAGAGTCAATTTCTCCGTTGACGTCCAAGCCAAGGTGGACGTTCTTATAGTTCTTGATGCTGTCTGTCAAGGATTTGAATTTTCCTTCAGGAGTATCGGGATTGCTGTACTTTTTCACGTACTCTTCCGTTAACTCCTCCGTCATGGCCAATGTAATCCAGAACTGGAGCCCGGAATACTCAAGGCTCGCTTTCTTGATTCTCTCCATCGTCCGTTCAGCCCAGCCGGTGGGATTAGCAAGATAATCCACTACCAGTTCATCGGCATTTGTGGATGTCAGGCCAAAGCAAGACCCTTTTCCAATCTCATCTACAATGCTGTCAATAGGGCTGCGATAATTCTTATACCCCTTTATTATGCGACAGAAAGCGTTCTGTCGTGCTGTCTGGTCGTAATAACCGCCCTTGAGAATTTTCTTCTTGTCTTCTTCTGTCACATTCTCTCGGAACATATCGAACAGCTTCTGTGCCATTTCCTCTATGACAGAATCCGAGGTAAAAGAAGAACGGCAGAAAATCGTTTTGAAGTCCAATGTTTCATTGACGGTTTTGGCATTATCGACAACGAGGCAAAGGAAGCGTATCTCCTGGTTGAATGTTACGGGTTTATTTTCCAAGGTTCCATAAAACCGCTGCCCGTACAGAACATCTACCTTATGCTCACCATAGGCGAGCGGTATGCGCATAAAACGGTAGTAATACTCGGACAGCTCACCGGAATCAAGAATGATATTGCCTTCGAACGAAGGAGCGCCGAGCTCGAGGAACCTTTTGAATCCCTCGCGATTGATATTGTTTACCATGATATTTTTCCTCCTAAATACTTACTTCGTTAAGCCCTCGAATTTCGGATTTTTCCAGAGCACATTCTTCATATCACTCCTTTTCCATCTGAACAGTCCAGCCGTTCACGTCGGAATAAACCGCATAGAGCAGTGTTGCAAAATTATAGCCTCCGTCATACAGCGTATAACGAAGTGAAATGTTCAGCGCAAGAGTGCGTTCCTTGACGGTGCCATCACAATCAAGATAGCTGAATATCTTTGTCGGATGGGAAAACCATGCTTCACGTTCTTCATTGAATTTATCTTCATCGTATTCCACGACTTGCTTGAAACACGAATCAAACGTAACAAGCTTGACCGACGAAAACACATCAGCCATCATCCCGCACTTTTCAATCAATTCATCAGGCCATTCGACTTTGATGTGATGATTGCTGCACCATCGCGCAGTTCTTTCAGTTCTTTGTGGGGACTCAGCGAGACGTTGTAGCGTTCACTGAGGAAGGTGAACAACCAAGACCAGTCAATGACTTTCAGGAAGTTGGATACTTCCTTGGAATCCATGAAAATTTTGATTTCTTTCCGTGCCATAGTTTTATCTCCTGTTTTTCGATTTTCTAAAAAATGGTTCAAGTCATAGAATTCCAGTTATTGCCCAACCATTCACACCAGCCTGTGGTGGAGGAGGGGCAATTTTTGCTGTCCGCGCAGATATGATTCAGCAGCATTGCCAAGTGAAACTTATCCAATGTCCGAATCATTTCGAGATTTGTCTTATCAGACTGCACGATTGTCATGTCAACGTCGGTTTTCGTCTTGATGTACGACACGGCGTCGCTCATCTTTTTGAAAAAAATTCCGCAGACCGGGACAAAGTATCCAACCTCGATGGAAAGCTCTGCCAAAAGACGGTAGCTATCAGCAGTGTTCGTCCTCTGGAAAAGTTCATCGAACTGAGTGCGAATTTTCTTCTCATCGTTTTTCCCAATGTCATTCAGGTCAAAGATGTATTCCTGAACAATGAACCCATTATTAGATTTCGTGGGCACATATGCTTTGTAACAGGATGCATCAATCTGTTTCATGACAATCGGAAAGTCATGGGAAGACGTGGAATAGAGACGTGCTTTATCGACTTCCTTTTTCAGCTTTTCCAGCAGCTTTTCAAGAACAGCCTTGAGATATTCGGCGTGCTGATGGCAGGTATCCACTTCTGTCTGGAACATACCGGTGTCATCTTTGAGCCGCCCGGTTTCCCAAGCTTTGTCAAAGACGCACTTGAGTTTCTGGAGCTCGGTTGCATCCAAGTTGTCGTATTTCCCGGACTTCGTTTTAGCCTCAAAAATGGCGATTGCTTCACGCACTTCACTGTACGAATCAAGTATCAACTCAAGGTCCTCCAAAAAGAGTTTCTTGTTGATGTCGATGGAGTAATTGATGTCGGTAATGCGCAAGGTTATGGTTTTTGCTTTTTCTTCGACATCAAACCCCATTTCCCGGCAGATATCCGGGAACTGTTTCAGATACATCATATTTTTTCACCTCAAACTTTCTCAGCGATATCTTCGCCGTATACCATGCTCGGGTTGGAACCGTTGTCCAATTCGGCAACATAGCTAAAATCTACAGTTAATGTGTTTGTCGTAGGCAATTTCTCCTTTCCAAGTAAAAAAAGCAGGCCCGCCAAAATGGTGGGTCTGCTTGTTGTTTACAGATTGTGAATTGTACGGTGGCAAATGCTGCTAAGTGGAATGTTATCTATCGTACACTTCCATTCTATTCGGTTCGCACAAACATGCAAGTGAAAATGGGCCTTCCCAAAAGGAAAGCCCACTGTATGGTATTGCTGATACTCAGATAGCTGCACAGAAGTTCGCAAGGCGCTGCCAAAGCAAGTAGTTGTCGTAGCTCATGCGTACCTTTTCGGGTACACCTGTAACGAGATACCACTTGTGTGCCTTAGCCTTGATGTTCGAGATGCGCTGCTGTTCACTGCGCGTAAAGGCTTTGCTGAACATACGGCGTCTGCGCCCGGAATTCCAGTATGCACCCTCCATAGTCTCGCAGATAAGAGCATAGGCAAGTTCGTTCTGAACATCGTCATGGGTCAACTCGATAATCTTACCCATATTCAGGCACCTACCTTTCGGCTGGACTTCTCGCGGCTCTGATGCACCATGGAAAGCGCATAGTCGAGCGCAGCAGCATCATCCGGCAGATAGGTGACGGATTTGAGTTCTCCGTACTCGCTGTGATGGCGCGGGATGGTCTTGGGTCTTTCCGTAACGACCGTCTCCTTCTCGAAATGCAGAGCAATCCGATTTGCAGGAACGGCATACCGTTTCTGCCGCTCGCATTCCTTGAAATAGTCGATGGGCGTTGCGAACCCCAAGGGTTTTCTGCCATCAAGTCCCGTAACGGTGACGACATACGCCTTGATGCCTTTCGCTTCCCGTCTCTGCTGGTCCGCATAGTAGTGGTAGGAGATGTACATCGGCGATTCCTTCAAATACGCGTTAGATTCCCGCGCAATGTAGGTCCCGCTTTCCCTGCAAAACCACAGAAATGTCTGAGGTTTACCGTCGGCTTTCGCTTCCTTTGCGGCTTTCTGAATGACCTTTGTGTCGAGGTCAAAGTCCGACTGATATTGTTTTGTTACCTGCTTCATCGCAGATTTCAGTTCCGGTAAAATCGGAATCATAGTATTATTCATTTCAATTCCCCTTTTAGAACGCTGTGAGCTTGGAAATATCCATGTCATAGCGTTCATATTTGTGGATGTAATCGAAAACGGTGTTCATCTGTGCCTGAGTTGCGGTTTTGGTGGCGTCCATATCAAGAAATGTTTTTCCCAAAGACGGATTACGAACCGCAATCCAACCGCGCCGGTACAGGTAATCGAGACCCTTCCCGCTCCAATCATAGGCCATGTCTAAGACTTCCTTATCAGAGAGGTTCAGGCGTATTCTGTTTTGCATGATGATGCGCCCCGCAAGAGCTGCATGCTCTCCGAACTCGCAAGGATACCATGTTCCGTCCGGAGCAATCATGCCGTATTCAGATAACTTCTGGATATTGTTAGATTCGTTCACGCAAATGACCCCTTTGTAGTCAGGTGTTGTTGTCCAAAAACTCCTGGCATTCGGTATCGTTCATCACGAACCCGAAATACGCCACACGCTTAACGGTCGTTTCCCAGACACGCATTGTGCGGCTCCGGGGCTGTACGACCCAGGAATGACAACGCCAAAGCCCGTCCTCAGAAAGAGCATACCCGGTCGCAATAGAGCAGTGACCACGGTTTGCATCCCAAAGATAAGCGGAATTCGCGTGACATTGACTGGGCTGACCCTTGCGCATATAGCTGCTGCCATAGAAGAACTGCCCCCGACTGAGTGTTTTTACGGCGTCTTCGTCGTAGGCAGTCATGCAGACCTCATCTCCTCCGAAACTGAGAATCTTGTCATGCAGTGCTTTCATGGCATCGAGCATCTCCTTGGAGAATCTCGATTCGCCGTTATATACCTGATGGCTGTCAATCCACCGCTTCCAGTCATCGCTCATCGGATTCCAGTGGATGGGTGCGGGCATCTGCTCGGGTGCTGTGATGGGTTTCAGGCTATTCCAGCCTTTTCGTGTAAGTGTCATCTCGTTACCTCCGCTGGTTTCAGGAGTTTATCGATTCTTGCAATGATTTCATCGCGCTTCTCTCCGCTCGGAATCGAGTCACTGTGACCCTTATCCGTGAGAAGCGTGTCGAACATGGCAAGAATTTCATTCGGATTGACCGGCTTCTCGGCAGAGGCACGAAGATAGGCTTCGATATCTTCCACGAGATTCCAGTATTCCATGCCATACAGCATCGCACTGTTTTCGTTGCTATGCCGGTCTTCTTCCTCGCTTGCATCACTGCAAACGATAGGAAGTTTTATCTCGGCGAGATAATCGTCAAAGATGTCCGCAGTATAAGCGGCGAGCCAGCGAATATTGGTATTCATGATTTTTCCTCACTTTCTTTCAGCTTTTGCCGCAAGCATCATCCCGCAGCATTTGTTCAGGCAAATGACACTGACCACGAGCAGCGCGATATTGTGCAGCGTGAAGGACTGTGCCAAAGCACTGATGCTCAGGAAGATGAAGAGAACAAACAGGACAGCTAAGGTTTTGAAGAAGGTATAGATGATTCTGTTCATGGTAATGCTCCTTTTTTGCTCCGGTTATCGAAGCATGTCAACGATTTTTCCGACCAACTCATCATTGGTCACAAACTGGTTGCGGCCCCTGGCACCGAGCGATACAGAGGAGTAATCCTTCATATCGGCGGCATAGCGAACCATATTCTTGTCGGCAATCGGCTGATAGCAAGACCGTTCTGTGGTCACATACACGCATTTTCCGTTCAGGATATTCATGATGTGTCCGTAGCAGCCCGTCTGCTTGCCGTTGCGCTGCATGTTTTGCAGGTTATGCGTCAGCATCAGACCGTCGTTCTCCTTCTCGGCACAGGAGAGCATAGACAGTAGTTTTCGAGTCTTATACGCAGTGTTTGTCATAGTAAATCGCCTCATTTTTTAGAAATACTTGTAAGCAGCGTTCAGCCGCTTGTTGTAGAGTTGTAAGGTGGTCAGGTTCCCGCAATAGACCTTGCTGGACGAGATAGGGACATTCACCCCGGCTTCCATGTGCGAGAAGAACATCGCAAGACAATCTTCTACACTGTCGCTCGTGGTGAGTGTCTCGTATACCGGATACGAGTACCCAGCTGCCTGACTGTAGGTGGCATTGAGCTCATGGACAAAGAATTGGACCTGACCGGACACGGAACTTGCATCCAAACCCGATGCATAGCACCAGTTCAAGAGATTCGTCTTACGGCCGTGTGTCCATTGCAGAAGCCCATAGCCTCCGTCGTTCGGATTCTCGGCAGTAACACGAAGCCCGCTCTCCATTGCCATGCACCCCATCACAGCTGCAGTGCCGGCCTTAGAAAGACCTGCATCCCGCAACGCTGTATAGATGGCGTATTCATTGTCAGAAAGGTTCTGAGGCATCGTGTCCGTCACAGGTTCTTCTGCCGGTTCCGCCGCAGTCTCTGCCGTCTCGACAGAAGGCTCAGATTCGGGCTCTGTCTCGGTCACCTCCTGCTCAGGTATAGGCAGTACCGGCGTGAAAGGCGGCTGAGCGTTGAGTTCACGAAGATGAACCTCCAACGGCGTGACATACTCGATATCGGAATCATCATCAGATGACTTTACCGGCGCAGCATACGCAGGCGTCGAGAAAAAGCAGGCTAAGCAGCCTATGATGGTGATGATGCTGAGCATAAAAGCGGTGGTCCCGGCATAGAATTTCTGTTTGTCGTTCATTTTCATTTGTGATTACTCCTTTGAATAAAAGTTCCCGCCGACAAAAGCTGTCTGGCGGGATGTGATTGATGTTCGGTTGTCGGAAAAACTTCATGCTTCACGGACTACGATGGCGGTATATCCGCTGTTGGCAAGATACCGATACGCTGCATCATAGGCGTCGCCGAGCGTTGGGGCTTTGACATACCCGATAAAATCGGAGCAGATAACCATGCCAGAAAAACCTGGGTTACCGGCATAGATGGCGAAGCGTGTGTTTTTCTTGGAATTGCGATTAAACATAGCGGACCTCCTTGCAGTCATGTTCAAAAAGATGGATACGGATTTCTGAAAACAAAAAAGGCAGACCTACCACGAATGGTAAGTCTGCCTAATTTGAAAACAGAATTGTGAATGATGTACGCCCGAAAGATTCGGCTGTGTAGAATGTTATCTATCGTACAATACCAATTCTATGCCGTTCGCAAGGATACGCAAGAGAAAAACAAAAAAAGGCGAAGTCTTCCGAAAAAGACTTCGCCATGGTTTTGTGTGCGATTTTTGCATTTCAGTGTTGTTATTCACGGCACATTTCTCGCATCTTATTCTTCCTCAAGCCATTTCTTGGTGATGTCAAGAAGGCATTTTCGGAATTCAGGAGCGGGCTGCATCGGAATCGAAGACCACTGAGAATCGAGAACGACAGGGTATTCGTACTGATTGCCGTTATGCGAAAACGGTATGAACTGAACTTCTCCGTCCACGAGCCATAGCTTTTCCGTTTTGATGGGGTCGATGTACTCCGTCAGCCAGCATTCGTGCGTGACAACGGAATCCGCCACGAAATACTTTGTCTTATCGTCCAGTATCAGTGCTGGATTGTTATCCTCGACACAATACACTCTTCCGACGAACGGCAGGAGCATCGTCTCGGCGGCGTGTTTCGCGCTTCTCCCCTGCCGAATTTCCGATAGCAGGAAACTCGATATGAAATGCGGGATACCGATGCCGGTCAGGCAGTCATCGAGTGTGTGTCCGGTACAGATTCTCGGTGTTTCCTGGTCCTCCCCCTTCATCCGATTCGTAGGGATTTGCGGAACGACCTTGTCCGGCAAGCATCCGGTATTCGCCATGAGATGAAATAGTATCTGCATTATGGGACTTACTCCTTCGGCAGTTTCTTGCGAAACGGGTCAAGGTCTCCTGGCCTATAGACCGACTTGACGTAGGATTTGATGTCGTCTTCTCCAAGGCTCTCAAAGAGATTCAGCCAGCATTCGGCTTCAATCCGCATCTCGCCGCCCATTTGATACGCTTTCTCGCACTGCACCAAATCAAACTGAAAATCGTTCTTGTAGCGGCAGTTTTCGGCTGCTTTTGCAAATTTCGTAAATGTTCTGGTATTCAAGGTTTACCTCCTTTTCTGAAAATGGAAACAAAAAAGCAGACCCTCATTTCGAGAGTCTGCTCTAAGCACATAACAGATTGTGAATCTACCGGTATGGGGAATCAGAAGATGGTATCTATCATGCACTTACTATTCTATTCGATTCGCACAACTGTGCAAGGGGGATTTTGAGATGCGGCTACGCTTTCGATGGTTTCCCCGCAGCTACGCTTCCCGCTCATTCAATGGCGGCAGCTACGCTTTCTATGTCGTCTGCGTTCAGGTTGATGTATTGCCACGATTGCGGGGCGCGTTTCAGGTGCAGCTGATGCATGGGCAGAGAAAGTTTGCGGACATTTGAGATATTCCAGCCATACAGCATGCCGGTTTTGTTGCCATACTCGAACAGCGCGGCTATATCGATACAGCTTTCCCGAATAAACTTATCCGCCATACCGGACAGCTTTTCGCCGTCTGCATAGTAAGGAGACAATCCTGTCAGGCAGTTCAGCTGGTCGATGTCCTCGCAGGTAAAAGCCCCGATGATTTCCCCTGCACCGCCGTTTGCCTTTGTCTCATAGCAGAATACAGCGAATGGAAACGAGATTTCCCAAGGTCGAGATTTGCGGACTTCGAGCGTCTTTTCACCCGACATGATTTTAGCAAGCCATTCGCGTTTTATCGAAATGACGACCGCTTTGCCGTCATTTACCGCGAGTGCATTTTTGAGAGCAGTCATGATTATCAGTCCTTATCATCATTACAGAAGTTATCAACTTTCCCTTCTTCCCGCTCGTATGCGGACATGAACTGTGCGACAGCCAATTCAAAGTGACTACGGCTGATACTGTTGATGTCCGAGAAATCGAGGAACGCATGCTCGAAATTGCTGGTCATTGCAACAAGAACGTGCATTTCGAATTCTTTGGCGAACTCTTTTGTCGTGCCATCGAAGTGGATGATGATATCCTCGGGCTCCACATCGGGGTCAACATAGTTCGAAATAGCATCATCCTTCGCGTCACGAAGAAACTCGTTGACACTGTCCTCGACTTCGAGTTTGGTATAGTCACCGAGCGGCACCCCCTGCTCCTTGGCGGAATCAGTTGCAGCCATCATCTTCATGACATAGTAGCGGAACATGAGAAAGGCACATGCGCCCGTCGGTTTGAAGTCCCAAATGACCTTTTTCAGCTGCGCCTGACGGTTGTTTACGACTTTATAGTTGGCTTTCATGAAATCTCCTTCTTAAAAAATGCTTTACAACGCATGAAGATTTGATTTGCAGGGTGCATACATCAGCGGCTCGTCCGTTACTTTCAGAACGGTGCCGTCCCCTTGTCTGCACGCATACAGGATTGCTTTGAGCATCTCATAGGCAAGTTTGCTGTTGTAGGCAAGCCCTGCGTTTGAGATGCCGAAATTACCATTCCATCCAACCCTGAGTTTTCTCAGCTGTGGAATCAGAAGGTCACGGGCTTCCGCTATGCCGATGCCGCCCCAACGAGCGTCATGATACGCCTGCAGCTGCGGTTTGTTGTCGGTATCAGCTATATCGAGAACCTCATAGATGATGCTGAACTGTCCCATTAGGATTCTGGAATACGCATCGAGGATGGCAGCAGCTTTTACCCAAGCACTTTCATTCATGTCGATGCGCTTAGTATACGGGGTTTCCTTGTTCCCTACCTCGATATCCGCTGCCGCGAGCGCAGTCTGATAGATTTCCCCTGCTGCGTTTTGCATGAAAGGTACGGGAGCGGTGACCTTGAAATCCGTGAACATCGTATATGCCTTTTCAATATCCGCGTCATGCACACCGTAGGCGTCACCCACTTCTTTGCAGATGGAAGAAAAATCATTGCCGTAGAATGTCTGCATCACCTGCATGATATGCAAAAACAGCTGATACTGCTTTTCGGTCATTTCGAAAATCATGGCGCACCTCCGTTACTTTATTAGCATTATACCACAAATGTGTATTCAGTACAACCATGAACGCTGATTCGTAACAAATAAGATACAAACAAAAAAGTGCCCCTATATTCCTCGACTGAAATCGAAGATTTTAGAGGCAGTGGCGCTCATGGAAGGATTCGAACCTTCGGGCGATTTCTCACCGGCGGTTTTCTGGACCGCTGCCATCGGCCACTCGGCCACATGAGCATATGGCGCAGAGAGCGAGATTCGAACTCGCAAGCCGGGGATTGACCCGACGACGGATTAGCAATCCGTTGCCCTACCGTTAGGCGACCTCTGCAGATTTGCACCCGTTTTGTTAAACAATAAAGTTGACTACCGAACTCTAAACTTTACTATCTCGTTGTGGGTGCTTGTATGACCCCTGGCAGACTCGAACTGCCGACTCCAGCTTGAGAGGCTGGCGACTTGGACCAACTTGTCGAAGGGGCCTTATGGTGTGCCGGGTAGGATTCGGACCTACGAACCGTAACGGAGCGGTTTTACAGACTGTTTGCTTTAACCACTTGCTTACCGACACATATGGTGCGCCGGGTAGGATTCGAACCTACGAACCGTAACGGAACGGTTTTACAGACCGCCTGCTTTAACCTCTTGCTTACCGACACATATGGTGCTCCCGGCTGGAATCGAACCAGCGACACATAGGGCTTCAACCTACTGCTCTACCAACTGAGCTACAGAAGCAGATGGGGACCCGTGGGGAATTCGAATCCCCAACCTTCTCCGTGAAAGGGAGATGACTTAACCGATTCGTCGAACGGGCCATATATAGCCGCAATCCTGCGGCGAGTGGGTTATGCGATGACGAGGATGTCATCGATTTTCGTATCGAGCATCGCGGCGAGAATCACAAGATTGTCGATGGTAGGAAGTGCAGTGCCTGCCTGCCATTTGGCTACCGCCTGTGTGGAGACACCGAGCGTATCCGCCACATCCTTTACCTTGATGCCTGCCGCTTTTCGCAGTGCCTTGATATTGGCACCTGTTTGCTGGATATCGATTGTTGGAACGTTCATTTTCTTTTGCTGCCTTTCTGTATTGCAGGCAACAAAAAAACGCTGCCTGCCGAAATGAATCGACAAGCAGCGTTCGGAATGCAAATGCCGTCAGAAGACGCACCGCAGCCGTTCGAGGTCTGTTTTTGCCTGTCGATGGGTATAGGAAACAAAGCTGGATTCGTAGGACTCGAATTCAGATTCATAACTATACTCAGCAAACGACATAGCATTAACAGTCTTGCACAGCATCTTCGGTTGTCTCCTTTCGTTTCGTTCTGTTTACATTATACCACTTTTGTGGTTCTGGTCAATCAACTTGTGGTTGATGTTTATTCGCAGAAACCAGCACCTTCGTGGAAAACGCGGTCTGCGCCGAGTTCGTGCTTGCTCATCACACATACTCTCCGTCCGGAAGCCTGTCCGCATCCGGCAATTCATCGGCAGTCAGTTCCCTCAATGTTCCTTGGTCTGTATCCAAGCCGATGGTATATATATACACTACACGGCTATCCCGGAATACTTCGGCCGGGGTCTTGCTTTTGCTGACGATTTGTTCGATTTGCTGCTTCGACGCCGGATACAGGACCCAGCGTTCTTCGCTTCGCACTTCTGTGCAGTTACAGAAATACAATTTTTCGTCCTCATCCTTGCATACGCAGAGCAGCGAAATGCCGTCATAACTCCAAAACACTTTATCGACAATAAGTTTTTTTCCAAACAATTCCTTGAAATTCAGTCCATCAAACAAGGGCTCTCCGCGTAAACTCATATCTGCTCCTGTTTTTGTGTTTCTTCATGCCGCAATTAACTTGAGGTTGAGTTTTTTGGCTTATCTGCGCTCAATACGCGAGGATTCGAGGAAGTGAACCTATCGGTGTGCGCTTTTTATTCTTGTGCTTGGCCATGCCTAGTCCTTCTCAAGAAAATGCTCCCACTGTGTTCGCCTAATTGGTGTACCGCAGAAAGCGTAATGCTTGTCATAGTAATCCGATATCGCCTCGGCATATTTGGCGGCATCAGTCGGATTATAAAACACAGATTTGCCGATGCTTTTTACTGCAACCCAATGAACAGCAGTGTGACCATCCACATCCACACCGACGCAATGCGCATCGACATATTTTCCCTTAAAGAATCTGGTAATCTTGACAGGGTATACAACATATTCCAGTTCAACGAGCCGCTTTTCGTTGTAATACCGATGTTCCCAGACGCCCCAGAGAGTGTTGCCAATTTTTGGCTGCATGCTTTTCATAAGAGCCTCTCTTATTTGGTGGTTTTGGTCGGGAAAACCTCATACACACTAACATACAGCATCCCCGGCTTATAATCCGCATATTCTACCGGACGCTTCTGGTCGTATACCTTCACATCCGAACCATCATCTGGCGTGAGCCAGAGATATTTGACGTGCTCGGCATAGCGCGGGTTTTCCACGCGATAGACCTGACCTTCTTTGATTTCGAGACGTCGCATACAGGCTTGGACGCGGGAAAACTCAACAAATGCACCATAGTCACCAATCACGATACGGTTGTACCCGTTGGTAATGACTGTGCCATCAGCGGTTTCGAGCGAAATCGTGTCACCGGACACATTGCACCATTCCGGCAATGTCTTTTGAAACTTGGCTCTCACATCGCAGAAGAAGGTACGCGGGATGGGTTTGTATTTGTATTCACGGGCAAGCTGTTCTTGGTACTCGAGCATCTGAGCGCCGATTTCTGAGATTTTGTGTTTCACAATTTCACCCCTGACCCAGCATCTGTGCGGATGCGATTTCCCGAATATTGCGATTCTCTTTTTCGGGAGCCGACACAATGCGGCGATGAGAGCGCATCAGCGTCAATACGCGGTTACGGAGCTTCTCGTCCTTGATAAGCCGAGCAACCTGTTTGATTTCCGATTCACGCAGATAAATTGTACTGTTGATGAGAACGCCATGTACTTCGCCGTCTTCGGAACTTTTCTCAACCTTATCGACATTGTCATAGGCATAGATGACATCCACGTCGATGGTGATGGACGCTCTCTCAAGAAGTTCATTTCCTCCTTGGGCTACCAGCCACTTGTGGAAGTAGCTCTCATCGGAGATGTATGTTTCACCGATGAGTGCCAGCGGCGGCGACACAAGGTTGTTCGTTGAATAGCGGATATGGTCCTCACTTTCATTGAGGTTGTCCTGCCAAAGTTGCATCGGCTTAAGGCTCTTGTCCTTGAAGTGAATGTAGGTGTCCTGAATGAATGTGCAGACGGTCCGCTTAATATAGTCGATTTCCGGCATCTCTTCCACATTACGGAAGACAAGGCGCGTAGACTTGCCTTCACCGTACTCCTCGTCATCCGTCACATAACGGACCTTCTCCAACACAAACTTGGGTTTTAATGCCTCTTTAACGGCTTCGAGAGAAAATACATTCCACTTCATTATGTCCTCCACTTCTTTTCCCATTGGTCATACTCGGAAATTTCCCGCTTTATGGTTTTGCCGTTTTTCGGTTATTGAAGATTTTTCGTGGTTTTACTACTTTTAATTCACACTACACAAACAATATGCCAGAATTTTTTGCAACAAATTTGCATTTTCCGGCGGCTATTGAGTTTGCGTTAGTATCTTTGTATGTTGTTGCTTCCCCATCTTTGGAACCCGCTATTCCTTGCATTACATGAACTTGCTTTCCGATAAGAAATACGCTTCCCGGATAGTTGCGGTTCATGTTTCTGTATGTTGGATGGTGCTCTTTTACTTTAAGATTGCAAACGTCATTAGGTTGGCGTTGGCGAAACTCTTCCAAGCTGTCAGTCGTCTGCTCAGTAGCTTTATGTCGATTTGTGGCAACCATCTTGCCATTAAATGTGTACACACGGCTCATGTTTTCGTTATTTAGTGCTCGTCTATCGTGACGGCGGAACTGTTTAAATTCATACGGCACACGGCTATTGATGGTTTTATCGCAAGTATCGTTAGGCAGGACAGAACAAGCAATGCAGTAAGCATCGAGCCAATGGTCTTTGCTGACACCGTGTGCTGCACGATAGTCGTAGGTGCTTTTACCATTGGTCACAAAGAAATGCTTCAGGAAAAGAGAACTCAACTCTTTCGTCAGTGTCGGAATGATTTGATTCAACACACTCAAAGCACCGTATTTTTTGTTGAGTCCGGTTTTCTTTTTGGCGAGTTTCTTTTGCCATGTGGTATCCTTATGTACAAGGTCGTGGTGTTTTGCGCATAAGCCAACGATGTTCCCAATAGTATTGCTGCCATTTTTATGCTGAGGCACCACATGGTGGTAATGGTCAATCGGTTTTTTGCAAAACAGGCAATGGTGCTCCTGCATTTCAGAGACGGCTTCTTCAAGGCTTGCTTTTTGATAGAGCGGACCTTGCTGATATTGCCATTTCTGAATGTTAGGATTATCCAACTGCATAAACGCAAATTTATTAACCTCAAGCACAACATCACTGATAGGAAGAAACTTCTGAATTTTCTTCACCAAGTTAATGTGTGTCTGCAGCAACTGATTTGCGGTAGGTGTGAGCCAGCCTTCCGGTTTTACACGATTACTAAACTTTGCTTCTTTGTTTTTGATGCCGATGCAAAGAACTTCTTTCTCACAGCCGGGAAGGTGGCGTTTGATGACACCAATCTCCTTTGCACGTTTGCTGACGCTGCCGTTTTGAGCAGTTGTTTGTTTTACGCACTTTTTAGAAATGGTGCCATTTGCTTTGGCTCTCCGTTGACGGCGGCATCGTCTGCCATTGGTGCGTCTTGCACGGCGAGAGTCTTTGCGCTTTTTCATCAGTTTCGGAATTTCCTTGTTGCGGGTTTCCAAATGCGCAGTAAAGACTGCTGTGCCGTCCGTTTTAACAACAGCAACACCGATATTAGTTCTGCCGGGGTCGATACCCAAGTAGAGATGCTGCACTACATCATCGGTTTCATACAACAGTTGAATGGTAAACGGTTTTGTTCTCACGACTCGCGCCTTTTGCTCTTTAAGCAGATGACGCACATGTCCACCGCGAGTCGTAGGCATTAAAGGTTTACCGTCTTTGTTGAGCACATAGATAGTGGACATACAGCCACCTCCTTTACGGTAAGTCTCTCCTGCCGAAACAGGAGGTTGTGTTTCCCTTGGCTAGATGACGCCTTCGCATAGTTGTAAGCTGGGAAAACCGTACAAGTGCAGCTCGTCATCTTGATGTACAAAAGTACATCCGCCTGTGATATTGAAGGAACTTAGTGGAATGGGGTCATTCCACTAAAATTCTTCAATACCCAACTCCGCGATAGGAGCCACCGGACCCCAAAACATCAGGTTCATACCAGCCTGTCTCGTAGTATGTAGTTTGTTCTGTTGCTTCATCCAGAATAACTTTTCCCTGCTCGCCATAATCACCCGTATAGTAGCTGCGGATGATGTTAGCGGCATGGTCATTTCCCTGTTGCTCATAGGTTTCGGCAATGAGCTCGACATAAGCCCTGAATTTTTCCTCGTCACCTTCACGATGCGCGGCGATGAGCATTCCGATGGCCACAGCGCTTATATTATTCACGAAATCACCCCCTGAGTTAATTTCAAAAATGGTACTCCAGCCGGGAGTTGAACCCGGAGAAAACAGAGTTTGAATCTGCCGCGTATGCCAATTTCGCCACTGGAGCATAGTATGTCATCCGCAAAAGCAGACGACAGTTGCATGGCTTGATTTTACAGCGAATATCACATTTTATCGCTGTTTTTATACTTGTATTATACCATATTTGGACGCGGATTTGTAGCGAGTACAAGTATGATTCACAAACAATTAACATCTGAGCGAGTCGCATTTTGTGCGCTTGCTTGTCGTATTCGTCTGGCGCGAATCAGTGCTGAATCTGCCTCGAATCTGCCCCGTCAGAAAACAGGCAAAAGCAACAGCAACACAAACGCGAGTCTTTGCAAGTTTCAGAAATAGCGCTTTCCTCGGCTCAGGACTTGCTCTCTGCGGGCGCTGGCGTCCAGTATAAGAGTGTTCCGATGATATCGCACATCGGTGCCGCCTCGAAGACGCAAAGCGTTTCCAGAGCATCTCTGAGGCGCTGCTCGTAATCTGTACGCAGCATATCAAGGGGAACCAGCACCTTGTAGGAGCCGGAAGGCGCTTCCAGAACGGGAGATTCGGATGCTGAATTCTCAGTAGGGTCATTCTCCCATCCGCAGGTGATGAGATAGTCATACAGAGCATAGGGGTTTACGGCAGAGACTGTCTTTCTGCCATCAAGCATCTTGTAGGCACGGAGATACTTGGCTTCTCGCGCAAGGTCTTTGCTTGTGAGAGAATACGGGATTCGGTTAAGGTCCATGTTGCTGACGAGGTCTGCGCGTTTTACCTTGACGGCAATGTCGTTTTGCTTAACACGCCAGATATACTCTGCGTATGTCATATCTTTTTCCCGAGTCAGTACAGAGACCGCCTCAGCCACTTCCGGAGGAAATTCCGCTCTGATGGTATCTATCGTGGTGCCGGTATCCTCCACCGTGTCGTGCAGGTAGGCGGCAGCTTTCACCAGCGGGTCAGGCTCAACGCCGTCTGCGACAACGGCCACATGCGCCGTAAAGTAGTCTTCCCCTGCCTTGTCGGTCTGGCCCTTGTGCGCCATCATGGCGAATGCCTTTGCTTTCTCAATATAATCAATCATTCGTATCACCTTTCTTTGGTTTGTAAGCAGCACCATGCGGGTCTGCCGGGCAATAAAAAAGGCTTGCCAGTTTCCCGGCAAGCCTCGATAAATTCAGGTCTTTGCGGACCTTTGTTGTAGTGTTGGAAACGGAAGATTTACTCCGCAGCGCCCTCAACGATTACGACCTCAGCCTCGGTCTCCTTAGGCATGTCGGCATCTTCCTGCTTGGTGTCGGTGCTGTCCTCGGAAGTCTCGGCAGACTTCTCGGTCTCAGCAGACTCAACAGGAGCGGCAGGCTCGGCAGGAGTCTCAGCAGGTACAGCGGGCTCAACAGGAGCAACGGGCTCGGCAGGAGTTTCAGCAGGTACAGCAGACTCAACCGGAGTCTCTGCGACATAGGTCTCGGCGTTGATGCTCTCGGCGCTCATTTCCTGCGCCGGAACCTCGACAACAGCCTCAGTCCCGGCTACGATAGGGTTTGCAGCCACCTTGGCACTTGCGGGCAGACGAGCGATGGACTCAGTCTTGGTCTCGCCGCAGCCAGTGCAAGTGTAGGTCTTGACACCCTCATGCTCAGTGGTAGGCTCGGTGGTAACGACACCGTTATCCCAAGTATGGTCTTTCTTGGGCGTGGTAGAGAGAACGGTGCTCACTTCACCGCAGACGGTGCAGTAGATTTCGGTGCGACCCTCTTCCTTGCAGGTAGGCTCAATGACACGCATCTCGGCATGGTGACCGGTGGAGTGTACAATGTTGTCCTTGTAGGAGAAGCTGTCATCTTCGTTGCACTTGTGCATCGTGTAGCCGTCCTCGGTGCAAGTCGGCGGGACAACGGTAACAGTGAAGGTGTACTTGGTGGGCAGGACCTTTTCGGTCATGGTCGCATCGCAGTTCTTGCAATGCAGGGTCTTGACGCCGTACTCGTCATGAGTGGGCTGGGTAGTGATGACACCCTCATCCCAGATATGACCAGTACCACCATAGGAGTAGGTCATGGTATGGGAAGCATCGCGCTTGCAGTGCATCAGCATAGTGCCCGGCTCGGTGCAGGTAGCCTTTTTCAGGCATTCGGTGTGCTCGAAGTCCCAGTCGTGGCTGCCGATAGCGGGCATAGGAACGAGAATTTTGCTGTCGCAGCCATCATTGGTGCAGTACATCCAACGCTCGCCCTCAGTCTCACAAGAGGGCTCCTTGACGATTTCACCGAGACCCGTATACTCATGGACATGGACCTTGGCAATGCTCTCGGTCTTGGTCTTGTTGCAGACGGTGCAGGTATAGGTCTTGATGCCCGGCTCGGTGGCAGTAGGCTCCTTGGTGATAACGCCCTCGTCCCACTGATGCTCCCCATTGACGGGGATATCGCGGACATGCTGCTTATCGTTGCAGCGTTCACAGACCTTATCTACGCTGCCAGCGTCCTTGCAGGTGGCGGGAGTAGTGACTTCCTTGTACTCATGACCCAGTGCAGGGACGATGTTGTCCTTGAAGGACTTGGTGGCATCTTCTACGCACTCGTGCATGGTATAGCCGTCCTCAGTGCAGGTAGGAGCGACCACGGTCTCGTTGTAGGTGTAACCCAGAGCCGGAATGCTCTCGGTGTAGGTATCACCACAGTTGTGGCAGGTGAAGGTCTTGACACCGTTCTCGGTGTAGGTGGGCTTGGTGGTCACAACGCCGTCATCGTAATCGTGACCGGTTGCGGGGATGACCTCGGTGTAGGTATGGCTCTTGTCGTTCTGGCAAGTGAAGGTCTTGACGCCATCCTCAGTGCAGGTAGCAGCCTTGGTGACAACGCCGTCATCGTAGTTATGACCAAGCGCGGCAATCTCCTCGGTCTTAGTCTCGGTGCAGCCATCGTTCAGGCACTTGTAGGTCTTCACGCCGGAAGCCTCACATGTGGCGGGCGTGGTGACAGTACCATCATCCCACTTGTGACCCACAGCCGGGATGACCTCAGTCTTGGTCGCGCCGTCACGAGAGCAGGTAAAGGTCTTCTCGCCATCCTCAGTGCAGGTAGCAGCCTTGGTGACGACACCCTCGCCCCAATCATGGTCCAGAGCGTCCACGAAATCGCGGTTCTCGGTCAGCGTGGCGTCCTGGTCGCAGATGTAGACGGTGTAGCCCTGCTCAGTGCAGGTGGGAGCAACCGTATCACCCTTGTGCCAAGTCTTCTCCACCATCGGGATATCCTCGGTATAGGTATCACCGCAAGCAGAGCAGGTAAAGGTCTTGACGCCCTTCTCGTAGATGGTCGCTTCCTTGGTCACGACACCCTCATCATAGGTGTGCGGGGTCTTGTCGGTGAAATTGCCCTTGTAAGTAAGACCCGGAACCTCATTGCACTCATAGATGGTATAGCCCTCGGAAGTGCAGGTAGGAGCAACGACCTGCAGGATGTGGTAGGTCTTGTCCAGAGAAGGAATCTCCTCAGTACGGGTCTCACCGCAATCCTTGCACTTGAAGGTCTTGATGCCGGTCTCGGTGTAGGTGGCAGCTTTCGTCACGGTGCCGTTATCCCAGCTATGACCCTTGGCGGCAACATAGTTGTCGTTGTAGTTCATGCCGCCCCACTCGTTGCAGATATGCTCATCATAGCCCTGCGTGGTGCAGGTGGCGTCATGATGGCGCACGGTGAAGGTGTAGACGGGCTGAGACTTCTTCTCGGCAGGAGCGGCAGCGGGAGTCACAGCAGCAGGCTTCTGGGCAGGAGTCTTGGTGCCGGTGGTGGTTTTATGGGTGTTGTAGACGGGAGCCCTGGCGGGACCGTCCTTAGTAGAAACATTGTCGGGGTTCGTGTTCTGGCTGGCAGCGGGCTTCTCAGCCTTGTCGGAAGCGACCTCAGACTCAGCGGTCTTGTTCTCGGTGTTGGCAGCATTGGAATCGGGCTTGCTCTCGGCTTCACTCTCAGCCTTGCTCTCGGACGCCGCCGCGCTGGTATCTTCCTTCTCGGCAGTGTCGGGAGTTTCGGACTGTGCGGTGCTTGCGGAATCGCTCAGGCTGGTGGAAGGAGCAGAAGAGGCAGCATCCTGATTCTTCTTGCCCTTACATCCGGTAACAGAGATTGCGACTGTAGCAGCCATGGCAACTGCAAGCACATTCTTCATCATAGACTTTTTGCGCATGATTTTACTTCTCCTTTTTACTGTGTGGGGTGAGTCCCCACATCAACGAAACGATGTGAAGAGCGGAGGACTTCTGATATTTCGTTTTCCCTGTCGCTCTATATGCATTATACCACATTTTTCCTTGAAAGTGTACTGAGTACAACCATGATTAACGTAATGTTCACAAATCGCAACAGAATCCGAGAGGCTCCCATCGGGAGAAAAACGATTCTGGTACGATGAAAAGAAGCGCAAATATGTAAAAAGCAGCCGGGTACAGAGTGTATCCGACTGCTGATGGCGGATAGGGTAGGATTCGAACCCACGGACGTGGATGCATCTCTGGTTTTAAGACCAGTTCCATAAACCACTCGGACACCTATCCAAGAATCAGAGAGTGTTAGCCGCAGAAATCTGCGTTGCCCGCCATCTACCGCGTGGAGGTCGCTCTCAAAAGATGACTGACGAGACGAATTTGTCTCGCCCATGCCGCAGCCGTTTTCGCCACTCGGCATGATGTTTTCGGCTTGACGTAACCCTGTGTAAATGACCCTCAGGTGGGGGCGGTGCGGGCAGGATTATCGTCTTCGTGGTGTAGTTAAGGAGTACCGCACCAAATAAATGACCGTACTGCGCTTGTGTAACAGTACAATGCACGCCCAGAGACGATTTCCAAGATGGAGATGTGTCTGGTGGTGGAAGCAAAGGGATTCGAACCCTCGACCCCCTGCTTGCAAAGCAGGTGCTCTCCCAACTGAGCTATGCCCCCATGATGGCGGGAAAGACCCGCCAGTAATTACGCGTAATGAAGTTCGCCGTACTGTTTGACCTCGCGCTCCAGATGCAGCGGAATGGTCTTGTTGCTCTTCTGCGTGATATCCTCACGCGTCAGAAGGCGCTCATCAACGCCAGCTGCTTGCAGTACTTCGTACAGGTTCGAGGGGCCGGTGCCGTCGTAACCCGCAGTTAAGCCATTGATTTGCAAAGCGAAGCCGTGCAGATGCGGTGTCAGACCCGGTACAAAATCGAGTTCAACAACGACTTCGTTACTGTTCTCGTTCAAGCGCTTGACCGAGAGAGCACGGATGTTCTGACTTCCGAAGGTCTCAATCAGCTTCTTAGCCGCCGCTGCGGTTTCAATCGTTGATGTGCCTTCGACATTGATAATTGCCTGCTCCATCGGAATCATCTCCTTCCTACTTAGAGTTGTCATGCGCTATAGCAGATAACGCTCTGCCGTGCGGGGCTTTACGTTGCCCATTCGTGTTCGGTTCCGGCTACGACGACTTCCGTAAGGACTTAGCCAACCGTCAGCAAGTGCATGCCCCCGCTGACAGCTTCTTGGGCGGATTCTCAAAGAGCGCGTCACCCAATCGGACCGTGGAGCTTGATGGCAGACTCGAACTGCCGACCTGCGCGTTACGAATGCGCTGCTCTACCAACTGAGCTAACCAAGCACGGTAGGGTGTTTTATGCTGGTTATCACCCCTCAGCGAGGAAGCCAACCTCGCGTCCAGCACCATCCGGTAGCAACCCCGGAGGATTCTGCGCTGTATCCTCTCCGATGTTTTTCAGCACCATTCGCGACTGATGCTGAGACTTTCGGATACCTTCAGGTGCAGCACCTGTTTGCCGATTGATTTTTTGGCTGTCCGTTGGCATTCGACAGCGGACCACAAGTGGACCATGCTCGCCAAATTTAATGTCGTGGCGTACGGTGACGGCGACGGTGGAGCGGGCAGCGGGATTCGAACCCGCGTGACCAGCTTGGAAGGCTGGTGTATTAACCCCTATACGATGCCTGCATGAGAAAAAGCGGGTGAACCCTCTCTTAGCCCCGCCATGATGTCCGTTTAGTAGGTCGTCATCCCCGAAACATCATCTTTATGTCTCTTAGCGATTCCGCGAATCTCTGCGTGGACGATACGAAAGAATCCGGAAAAGCATTTTGGACACTGGTCAACTTCAATTCAAGCCCTGCCGTTACTTCCCTGTCAATTCGGGTCAACGGAATGCTATGGGCTGTGTAAGACTGCGGCAAACTTACCAGATGCCGCGCAGCAGTCTCGCCTTTTTCGGCTATGTCGCGTCTGGCTGCGCCCCGGCTTAACGGGGATGCTCGTACGATGCATGCTTAGCGGGACGAGATTTGTTGTTTCTGCGCCGAAGCACAAGAGGAAGCACTCGCCCACACGGCTTCCTGACCGTTTAGGATACCGTTTGCACAGGGAATGCAATGCGGTTCCTGAAAGGACATTCGTCAGTGACAATCATAGTCGCTGTCCACCACCCGCCGCGTGGAGGCTGTCCCATCGGGTGGCTGAGTGCGCCGAGGTATAGACGCACTCAGATAGGCGCTACCTATCATGTTGTTTTAAGACGGGAGCTGCCCGCCATCAGGTTCATCAGTACATTGGAGTTACCCTTTCGTCACTTTGTTTGTCAAATTGACGTGCGTTAGTGCATCGGAGTGTCCCTTCTGTTCAGATGTTGCATTCGGACGCGGTAATTACTGCATCGGAGTGCCCCCCTGTTTTATTTGACCTGCTAGAATCGCTTCCAACAGGTCATGGCTCTGGCAGGTGGAGTTGAACCACCTTTTCCCGTGCGCTGCGGGCGAATTAACCATGGTGCATTGCAACCTTCGTATTCGATACCAGAATATTTCGGTCATTTTACGTCCGACCGATTGACATGAATAGCCGGTTTAACGTCATGGCATGGACGATGGGTGCGGAGACAGGACTTGAACCTGCAACCGCCAGCGTATGGGGCTGGTAAGCTACCTTTGCTATACTCCGCGTGGCGGGTCGTACTGGGTTCGAACCAGCGACGCTCGGATTAACAGTCCGATGCTCTGCCGACTGAGCTAACGACCCAAGAGAAAAGACATTTGCCACGGGGAGCTCAATACCCGTGTTACCGCCGCTCGCCGCGAGGAGGCTGTCTTTATGAGCGGCAACTCTTATGGGATACCAGATACGATGCTTGCCGCCGCTCTACAACCAGCTGCAAGCAGATGTGTATGTAAGTGTGTGTAAAACTATGATGTTGTTTCGGAGCATATCTGGTATCTTCTAAGAGTTTTATGTTATCTGCGAAGATGTTTGCCAAGCTAAGGGAGGTTAAGCCTGTTGCCCGATGCCGACCGCGTGGAGGTCATCTTCCCGGCATCAGCTTCCGACAGGATTCGAACCTGCAACCTGCTGCTTACAAAACAGCTGCTCTGCCATCTGAGCTACAGAAGCATATTTGGGAGAAGTAACTCTCCCGAAAAAATGGGTAAATTACCTACTACCAATTATCTGCAATTCGCATATTTTGTCAACACAAAAGTGCCACATACAGTGTCCAGAACGGAAAATGTTGTGCATAAGCACAACATATAGTACTTTCTGTTTCTGTACTTGCATTATACCATATTTTGGCGCGAAAGTGTATCAAATACAAGTATGATTTACAAAATGTTCAAACACTTTCCCGGGCTCGATGCGCTCCGGAAATCGCAGACTCTTGTTGCCGACGCGATGCATCCGGTGGTCGATGACATCAGAACGGCGCATCTGTTCCGCGTTCACGCAAAAGCCTGTACCGTAGTATTGCATGTAGTTACTTCGCTGCTCTTTGTTTTCCGCAGCCCTCCCGAAAGGTCTTCGTTCATCGTGGACGAACACCGTATCCGAGCACAGAGCGAAATTGAGATAGTGCATTGCCGCCATGCGCTCAAAGACATATATTTGCCTGGTCTCGGTGAAATAATAAAAGATATAGTCAGCTTCCTTATACAGCCATCCCTTCGAGTGCTTGGCTATCGCTTTTTGGTATTTTCCAAATCGCAGCAGCTTGTCATCTTCTCCGATAGCGAAACTATTCACCGCTGTTTCGAGGAAGACATTCCCGGTTTTGTAGGTGTCAGCCTTTGCTTCAACCGTGAATGAAGAACCGTCTTTTCTGTATACAATGAAGTCGATGTCGTCTTCCTGATATTTCTTGTCATCCCGTACATCCGAAAATCCTGCAATCCTGTCCTTGTGCTTTTCACAATAGTAGTCAAGATAGTGCATGGTGACAGATTCACCAATCAGACCTACCTTCATCTGACCCGCCATGTTATAGGGAGTCTTGTTTTTCTGTCTGTACAAGGGTATTACCTCACGATGTTACCGCAAAACGGGCACTTTGCGCCTTTCCGGCAAACGTCAGCAATCGAAGGCGTCCAGTCTTTGTCTTTGCCGTACCCGCATGCGGTGCATACGAGCGGGATATTTTTGCAGCTGCCGGTCGTATACATGTCGGGGCCGAATTCGTTTTCAGGATGCCACAAAGCGGCGATTTGAGGGCATGCAACTGATACTACAGGTTTCCTTGCTGTTTTGGCGTAGTGGGCTCTCATGGCCTTTCTCAGTGAGTTTCTGGCGCATTCGGGACATCCGGTATGTACTCCCCCAGACCCGCAGGCAAAAGCAATCATCGGATGCCATTCTCCGTTTGCGCCGTACCCGCAATCCTTGCAGACAAGGTATACATGCTTTGCGCTTCCGGAAGTCACTCGCGTGGGCGGGAACTCATTAAGTGTCGGATGCCACTGTGCAGCGATTTCGGGATGTACGGTAGCTACATCATTGACACCTTCGACAAGGACTTTTCCGGAACACGCCGGGCATCCGCCGCCTGTTCGACAGGCACCGGCGATAGAGGGACGCCATTCTCCGTTCTTTCCGTATCCGCATTTCGGGCAGATAAGAGCGATTTTACGATTGCTGCCGCAGGTGACTTCCTGCGGCGATACAGAATTGGCTGTCGGATGCCACATAGCAGCAACGCGGGGACATTCCTCTGCTACCGTGCCACGATGCCTGCGATACCGCCACTCGAAATCTCTCACGGTACAACCACCCCTGCCCGTTTATGGATGTTTTCGGACTTTGCGATATTTACAGCTGTGCTGTAGGAGATACCATATATATCCGCAAGGTCACGCAGATTTTTGCCGGTATTCATCCGTGCAAATTCCGCAAATTCCCGGTTTCGGGCTTTTACATTATCCGTGATAGGAGAACGACTTTGCGTGGCTTTACGAGTTTCGGCTTCTGTCAGCGATTCAGAAAGCTTTCCGTAGTCATGCAGAATCTTATAGGTCTGACCCACGGCAATCTTATGGTCTTTAGCAATGTCGGAGACGCTTTTCCCGTTCTGGTATTCTACTGCAATCCCTTCGCAGACTTCTTCCGGCAGCTTCTTCTTCATTTTAGCGTTGCCGCGCAGGTTCTTGCGGTAGAGGGGGTGATGTGCCCGGTGTTTCTGTATAAGCCCCGCAATGAATCGCGGCGTGACATTGTACCGTACTGCGATATTCTCTACCTTGACACCCGCTTTGTAGTCTCTCAGGATATCGTTGTTCCGCACTTCGATTTCCTCCGGGGTCTTGGTGTCTTCCAAGGCTTCACGCCGCAGCCCCAATACTTTCGGGCTGTGCTTGAATTCCGGAATGTTCATAGGCGGTTCAGGGCCGAAACGGACAAGACCACCAGAAATCGGATGCCCAGCTTCTCGAAATACCTGATAGGTGGTGGATTCCGATAACCCATACTTGTCCATGATTTCTCCGACAGTCATGTACGGATTTGCCCTGACATCCGCAACGATTTCAGCATTGCGTTTGCGTTTCTTGAACTGTACAGCTGACCCGATATTCTCTTTGTGCGGGGTATAATCAGGGCTTCTGCGCAGGATATGATAGACCTGTTGTCCAGAGAGATTGTATTTCTCAGCGATTTCAAAGGTCCAGGCCCCGTTTTTGTAGTCTTGCGCAATCTCAATATTCCGCTGCTCCATGTCGGCTTTCGACAATCGTTTCTGATTGTTGGGTTTCCGATTCGGGCTTTTGCGGTCATTGCGGCGCACAGCATCAAAACCCTCTAACACTTCAAGGGATTTCTTAACATTCGTGCAGCCGATACCGTATTTTTCAGCCAATTCCGCGATGTGCATACCGGCGATATAATCGTTCAGCATTGCCTTATCGCGGTTCAGCTTTGCTTCTCCGGTTAAACTTTTCCGATGCATGGTGTATCCTCCTGATTTGCTACCCAGTCGATGATATGGTCGATGCAAAGATTCGTGATTTTGCTTGCGGTATAATACTGTGAAGTGTCATCGAGCAGCGATTCAATTTCCGCATCGGATGCCGAATACCCTACTGATGCAAAGAACATCCTTGCGAGGGTACGCGCATCGTCCCGGCACAGAGGTCTTACCGTATGCCCAAAGGTGAAGCGCCGGAGCAGAGCATCGTCCAGCGTATCGGGACGGTTCGTGGTCCCGACAAGGATGATGTCGTTGCCGAGTCGGTCAAGCTCCTGCATCAGGGCAATCGTCACACGGTTCATTTCCGCAACATCGTCCTTGCCGCCGCGCCGTGTCCCGATAGCGTCAATCTCATCGAGGCAGAGCACGCACGGACTTTTTCTTGCATAGTCGAATACCATACCGATATTTTTCTGTGTTTTGCCCAGAGCGGAATTCACCATACCGGAGAAATTCGTGTACACGAAAGGAAGGTTCGTCGTATAAGCGATATACCGCGCCAATTCAGTCTTTCCGGTTCCCGGCTCGCCCATGAGTAAAAGAGAACTCGTATAGTGAATCCCCATCTCCTGCAACCGCAGCGCAGCACGGCGCGTCTTGCACATCTTTTCTATGACCGCTTTCTCGTCGTCTCGGATGAGGAACCGGTCTTCTCGGAAAGCACTCAAATCTTCCGCTACCAAAAGCCCCTGCAGGTTATATGGCAGTTCGATTAGCGTAGGACTTTTACTTGCAAGTGTTCGCAGACAGGTTTCCTTGAACGCTTTGTCCTTGACAGTAGTAAGCCCCTCCAACACGATTTTCGCCTGCTGCTGAGATTTCCGAATATCCCCTTCCACCACATACCGAAGCAATGTCCGTTCGTTATCGTTCACTAGATTTACCTCCCTCATGAAAAAAAGACCCCTGCAACATCATGCAGGGGACTTAGTCTCTTTTACATTTCTGTTTTCTAACGCGCCGGATGATACTGTAAATACCCGGCAAGGAATAATGGTATGCCTTAGCGAGGTCTTTGGCGTCGATGCCGTTTTGGTATTTCTCGAAGATTTCATCGTTGCGTTTTTGCTGACGGCGGGTGATGCGACGATGACTGAGTTCTTTGTTGCTGATTCCGGCCTGAACCGCGATGGCACTACAATACCCTACGGAAACGCCGTACTTTTCGGCAATGTCGCGGACACGCGTATTTTTCTGATACTCCGCCACGATTTTATCGACCAGATTGGTATGGTCCTGTTCTTCCGCAATGCGCTGCGCCTGTTGTTCTTCATCGAGAGCACGATAGCAGGTCCTGACGCAAAGCCCGTATTTCTCGGACAGTTCCTCAAACGATAGACCGTTCTCGTAGTCCTTTACAATCTTCTCGTTTCGTTCGATGATTTCGCTGCGGGTTGCTTTCCTTTTCCTCATACTGGTTCACCCCTTAGGCTTTGCTGCCTTCTTTTTGCGTCCCTTGCCGCGATAGATACCGGCCTCATGAAGATACTTGAATCCGGAAGAGGGACTGATACCGTATTCCCGAGCAAGGTTCTCGACCGGCGTGTTGGGGTTCTTCTTCGCGTAGTCCACAAACCCCTGCTTGAAATCTTTAATGCGGCGCAAAGTAGAGGTCTCGATTTTCGTGTCGAGGTGCCGGTGGTAGGAATCCCCGCCTTCTTTCAGAATACGAAAAATCGTGGCGCGGTTAAGGTTAAAAGCTTTTGCCAGTTCTTCGGCTGAAATGCCTTCCTGATACTGGTTGCGTATCTCGTCGTTGCGGTTGTCCTTCCACTCCGTAAAAGTCACTTTCCGCCGCTTCTCCATCTCAGCCTGTGCGATATGGTAGACGGTTTGTGGGCTGAGTCCGTGCTCCTGCGCGAGGTCCGTGACCTTTGCGCCATTTTGCAGTGCATCGGTAATTTTTCGATTGCGTTCCAGCAACTTCTTATGCGTCATAGAAACCTCCCAAAATAAAAGAAGCAAGCTCCCGAAAGAACTTGCTTCTTGTATTCAGTATTCACTTTTTTCTCGTGATGCGGGCAAAAAACTCACCCACTGATTCACTTTACAGTCTTCATTTTACCCAATTCGCACGAATGTGCAACAACTTTTTACGAATTCAGGTCCACTGCATGTACGGGATGTCTGAAAGCATCATAAGGCAGGTCTCAAACTCGTCTTCGATGTATCGGGTGATGGCATCGAATCTCTGCATCAGGGGCAGTTCCGCGAAAGATGTGCCGGTTTCCTTGCGGCATTTCCCCTCTGCGCTCGTATATATCACATTCAGCATGACATTCAAGGCGAGAAGAATATCTTCATCCTTGCCCTGAACCGTGAAGAAGAAGTAATGCTCCGATTCACCGTCCGTAACGCCGATTCGGTTGTCGTATTTTCCGTAACTCGCCAAATCACCAAACACACTGATTGCAATATATCGCAACTTATCCTCAATAGGAACAGTTCCCCATAGAGGATAGTGTTCATCCGGCTGAAAATCCGCCTTGCCGCCGTTATATTCCCATTCAACAAAATCACGGACGGAAAGTTTCTGACCGCCCGGAATGATTATTTCAAGCTGTTCCAAAGTGTTCTCACCTCTTTGCGTTGTCTCGATATTTTCTATTGTATCCGGTTCGCACGATTATGCAACATTGAGAGAGAAATTACCGGACACAGGAATCTGACGATAAACAAAAAAGCCGCCTCCAATGCGGAGACGGCTCGATGGTATCACATTCCGATTTTCTCAAGATACGGGATAGCGGCACGCATTCTTTCGCACTCCCAACTCTTGCGGGGGTTGCGTTCGTGCTTCTTGATGAACTTCTTCATCTCGGCGGAGGTTTCGGCACCCAGTCCGGTGGCGGCTAAGATTTCCCTTGCACCGTCACACTTCATGGCTTTCAGGGTATCCGAGTCAATTTCGCGTCCGCCCTCAAACGGCTGCATAAATTTGAGTCTGCAGAACGGGAGGTAGCCTTCCGGTGCATTATCGCCGATATTCCAAATGATATAGCCGAGAGGCGGTTCCGTTACGACCTCGTAGGTGTCGCATACGCCAAGCGCAGTATGATAGATTTTCATTATGGTACTCCTTATTTTTCGTGGCGGTCTTTAGACCGATTGTGATGATTACAGGTTCAGCGAGATGTTGCGGGCACTGGGCTCGTATTTCTTAGTTTCTACCCCGGTAATCTTGAACATGTGTCGTGCAGCGACATTGTTGTTCGCATCCCGGTACTTGTCGTCGAGATACACGATACGCTTTATCCCGCTCTGAATGATTGCTTTCGCACACTCGTTGCACGGGAAAAGCGTGACATACATCGTTGACCCGTGCAGGTCTTTCCCGGCGTTGAGGATAGCGTTCAACTCCGAGTGGCATACATACATGTACTTGGTTTCGAGTTCGTTTCCTTCCCTGCCCCAAGGCATGATATCGTCATCGCAGCCAATCGGCATACCGTTGTACCCCAGAGACAGGATTTTATTGTCGCGCACGATACATGCGCCCACCTGACTGTTCGGGTCTTTGCTGCGCATCGCGGACAGCATCGCAATGCCCATGAAATACTCGTCCCACGAGATATAGTCGCGGCGTTTGGCGGTATTGTTCTGAGATGCTTCGTTTTTCGGTGAAATGCTCATATGGTTCTCTTTCTTGTCTGATTTAGACAGTGGGTTCGTTTGTGTATTTTTGCGAAAAAAGGCGGTGGAGTGTCTTGCCCCACCGCATTGGTATTGGTCAGATGTACTTTTCCCAGAATTTCTCGAAGGTTTCGTCCGGCATCACCATTTCCGTCTCATCGAGGACACGGCTGAACTCGCTGCTGCTGATGTCGGTGCCGATGAAATCCGTGACGGCATCGCGGCCACGCTGCATCAGGGCATCTTTCAGGATATACCAGCGGTATTTGTGGATGAGGTCCGTCAGAGATTCGCCGTCGTTCTCCCAGTAATCGTTCTTTGCCTGAACATGATACAGAGCATCGAGAACGCCGTCGTAGTCATCGCTGTCATACTCGCTCACAATGTCGTTGAGATTGAGCAGACTGCGGTCAACGCCATCGACATTCACGGTTGCGTTTCTGAACGAGTCATCGTAGCAGGGCTGTGCAGGAACTTCCACAGCAAACACCTCGTGCGTTTTCTTGTTCACCTTGCACGGCAGATGGAACGATGCGCCGGAATCAAAGTTCGAGGTGATGACGCCGGATACAATATCGGGCATCGGGTTCTCGCGAGCCTCCTCAAACTCCGGCAGATGGAACACATCCACGACATTCTCGATGTCGTAGTCAAGGGCACGGACCTTCGTGACGATATAGCCGCCCCGCTGCAATTCGAGAATTGCACGGCAGAGGTCAAGCTTAATCTCGTGCTCATTCAGAAGACCGCCGTGGCTGTCTTTCACGAGGGTGATTTCGATTGTTTTGTTCTTGGCGGTCGTTTCGGCCAGAAAATAGGTCTTGTCATTGCAAATTTCAAACATGTCATTACGCTCCTTTTTGTGTTGGACGCAAAAAGAGCGGGCCTCTCAGAATCGAGAAGTCCGCCCTTCAAGCGAAATTGTGAATGTACGAAAGGCATAAAACCCTTTCGATATGGAATGTTATCTATCGTACAATACCTATTCTATGCCATTCGCACGTTTTGGCAAGAAAAAAGTCGCTGCCCCCAGCATAGGCAGCGACAAAATTATAATGCTGTTAGATATAATTAGGATTCCATTTTTCGCAGCCATAGGAAATAATGGATTGCAAAAATTTTAGCGGAACAAGATTCTCGCTAACTGAGGTACTGTTGTCTTTTACATATTGATTGATTTTTTCACGCTCCTCTTCGTTTGCGGATTCAACATTGATGAAAACCTCTTTTGTGGTCGGCTCATAGAAGAAAAAGCTGCTGCAAGAAATCTTGACAGTGATGCCCTTACCGTTGCCGTTTCCGATTACGATAGTTATATTTTTTCTTGCGTCAAGCGTCCGTGCGCAGTATACAGACACGCTTTTTGCAATGCGTTGTGACTCATTATCATCGAAAACAAACGCAGGGCTCATTTTATCAGCCATTCTTGCTGCTGCAACTCTTTTGGGAAACTCATTTGCTCGTCTGCTATACCAGGCTCCCTGAAGCGCCAAACTTCTTAGCACATAATCCTTGAGCGTTTCCATCGCACCTTCAAGATAACCATCCTCGTCAATGATGTAATTCACAATGCTCTTATAATTGATATTACGCACAATACTTTTCGCGTTTAGAAGAAGAAAGTTATAGTGAACCGGTCTGCCTTCGAGCATGGTATAAATAGCATATTGTTCCGCCCGCTCATTCGTTTCCTTGCCATCGCTTAAAGCATGACAGAAGCTTAATTCCTCAATGATTTTTTTGCAGTATGCCTGCTCGAATTGCTGATGATAATCTATCAACTCTGCTTTAAGCTTTGGACACACGCTGAGGAGATAGCTGGGTAAACTCCAAAACCGAGTAGAGTCAATGCTGTAACCGGCTTTTTTGAAACTGTTCGAGTAATCACTGGGAAGCGGTGTGTTGTAACCGTTTTTCCACGCTTCCCACCGAAATTCCTGCATATATATCTCGTCAACTCTACTGTTGACCGGCACCTTAAAAATCTTGATATATACCCCACTTTCGCAATTTCGATGGCAGAAAATGGGGTTTTCATCTACAATAAAGCCTTCGAGAAAAGCTTCGTTTGGATTGTGGAAATATTGATAAATACATTCTTTGTTCAAGTATTTCACGCTTTTTATCGCTGCCATAATTCATCCTCCGTTTTCAACTTTTTTTGTGTTGGACGCAAAAAGAGCGGACCTCTCAAAATCGAGAAGTCCGCCCTTTAAGCGAAATTGTGAATGTACGAAAGGCATAAAGCCTTTTCGATTTGGAATGGTATCTATCGTACAATACCCATTCTATTCGGTTCGCACATTTTGGCAAGAAAAAAGTCGCTGCCCCCAGCATAGGCAGCGACAAAACTATATGCTATTGATTGAGAGCCTTTTCGGCGTTTTCTTTGACGGTAGCACGGATATCGTCAGATACCTGCAGCACATCCAATGCTGCATCAAGCGTCAGAGTGCCGGAGCGAACAAGGTTTACAACACTTTCGGAAAGCGTTTCAATACGGCCTTTCTCAATTCCTTTTTGTTCGACATAGTCACTGTAATTGCACATTTGGTTGATACCCTCCTTAACATCGGTTGTTACTTGCAAACCGCATTCGAGTAGCCAAGCACACTGACTGGATTTGACACACTCCCACGATTGAAATCGTGGGATTCTACTTCAACGAGGTCGCTGGCTGACCCAGTCTTACACCTCTCGGCAACGGAATGGTGCCCCATCCGCGCGGGGGTTATTACGCAGGGTAGCCCATTTGAACTAATCCCATACGACATATGTTAATAGCTGCATTGACATCTCTCTCGTGGTGTGTACCACAAGACGGGCAATCCCATCGGCGTTGCTTAAGAGTGAGTTCTCGGTAAATGTATCCACAACGACTGCAACATTTGCTTGACGGCGCAAAGCGGTCGATTTTCACAACCTCTGTGCCGCAGTTAGATGCTGCCCATTCGAGGATTTGGACAAATTCACCAAACGCAATATCATTGATTTTGCGTCCCCAGAGTTTTTGCATACCCTTGAGATTTAAGTCCTCAATGCAGATGATAGCGTAATCCGCTATCAGTTGGTAAGCAAGCTTAAAGAACCAATCGGTGCGTTGATTGCAAATCTTTCGATAGATACGGTTCAACTCCTTGATTGCTTTCTTACGGTTGTTGCTTCCCGGTTTACAGCGAGAAATGTGCCTTTGTACCCGTTGCAGCTCTTTCAGCGAGGCTTTATACCACTCAGACGAATCTACCACGGTGCCGTCATCCAAGTTAAGAAAGTGCTTTAAGCCGAAATCCATCCCGACAGCTTTACCTGCTCGCGGAAGGATTTCATTACATTCTTCCTGGGTGACGACAAAGATGTAGATATCTCCTAAATTGTCGCGTTTGACGGTTAAGGTCTTTACTTTACCTTTCAACGGACGAGAATCAAAGTATCGATATTTTCTATCATTGATTGTGATGCCGCCTTTACCGTCAAACTTGTAGCCAGCCTGTTTGAGCGTGAAACTTTTGTACATCTCGCGCTTTTTGAATTTCGGCGGTGACTTCTTAACAGGATGTTCCTTCTTCTTGTTGTCAAAATAGGCTTTGTAGGCACGGTAAACGCGCTCCACTACATCCTGTATAGCTTGACTGCCGAGATTCCGCCAATGTGTCCACTTGCGGCGCTTTTTGATTTTTGCAATATACATTTTCAGCTTTTCCTCGCTGAGACTTTTGCCATAGACCAAATAGTACATACGCCGCATAGCAATGCAGAAATTCCAAATTTCGGAGGCGATTTCTATCTGTTGAACAAGATACTTGTTTTTCTTACTATTGTACAGTTTATATTTGTATGCTTTCATTACAAGACGCATAGACAGCAGCCCCCTTTCATTTAGAATCTACTATTCATGGTATGCCATTCGCAATTTTTTGCAACAAAAATGCTGTCCACCGAAAAATGGACAGCATATATCCGTTCTTAATGCCTTTCATCCCACGACTAAAGTCGTGGGTTTTCCCGGCTTGTTTTTATAAAGTTTGCAAGGCGTTCTCGATACAGCCGAAGTACACCGGCTTCTCACGCTTAGAGAGCATATCCAAAATCGCGTACTGTTTTGCCAGATTCTTAACGGCCTCGCTCTTTTCTACGCCAGCGACAACTGCGTATTCCTTCAAAACCTTTCTGGTAAACGCATCCCAAAATTCAGACACAAAATCAGCATCATCGAAATTCTGCCGACTTTGAGTGCAAATTCTCCAAAGCGGCTCCATAAGCCAAAGACGAGACGAATCAATGACAACCCCGACCTTTTCAAATTTGGTATCTTTCCCAAACTCCTCTATCGGACGGTTGCTGTCACCTTCAAACGTTTTGTATGGGATAGCTTGCATGTATACTTCGGACGCTTTATCTCTAACGGGAACCTTCAGCAATCGGACATATACACTCCTATCCGTTTCTGTTGGAAAACCGTAGCTTTGAGGGATAAGTCCCTCGAGATAGGTTTCACTTGAATTGTGCAGATAGTCAAGAATCGTATCAGCATCCAAATATCTTATAGCATCCATAGGGTAGACTCCTTTTTCAGCTGTTCGCAGCCATAGGCAACCACTGCTGCGGGTAGGCACGAAGTTTCTCCCTAGGCACGCAATCGTTCAGAGCGGAGTTTTCAGCGAGCGCCATGTCGATGATGTAATAATCATCACCATTACGCATCACATCAATACTCCACTGCCCTACCAGTTCGACAGCGGGAAGAATCTTCTTGATTTCCTCCAGAATCATCCGAGCACTGTCATCGTATCGAGATTGCAGGATATCCTCGTGCATCTGATAGATGACATAGTCGTGGCGTTCCTGCGGCGTACTTGCATTCTTGAACTTGCCCTTCATCACATCGGCACGCCAATAAGGACTGATACCCAGCACCTCATCAGCGTCGAAATCGACGAATACGCGGAATTCAGTGTGCAGCGGCAAACCGTTGTAGATGGTCGGGTTGTGTTCCTTGTCCTTGATATATTCCCTTAGCACCCACTCGTTCGTTGTATTAGCACCATAGAAGCAGATATTGTTCAACGGCGAAGCCATAGAACAGGTCAGATGATTCAGGAACAGGAAATACTCGCCCATCTCATTGATTTCCTTCGGGTCATGGATATGAGCGTTGCGGAACTCATACTTGGAAGAATAAGTTCCGGTCTTGATGAAGTAATCCTCGTGCTCATCCAGCTTGAATATCCGCTTGCAATAGCGGTTCACGATTTCCTTTGTCACTGGATTCAGGGTTTCAAAGCCAAGGCGAGTGAGTTGCAGCATCGGCAGCGGAACACGCAAAATCTTGGTATCAGGAATCCTGAAGAACTTGTTCCCGCACAACGCTTTTGCCAGAGGCGGGAGCCAGAATCCCATCGTGTTTGGATTCATTTCGAGCATCTGGTAGGTGAAGTCGTCGAGGTCAAGAATATCAAGACCCTGACGAAACTGGTTGTAGTAGAACTTCTTCATGCGGTCATCGCGAGCATCCTTATACCCGGCGTAATTCTGAAGCAGAATCTTATACGATGGCTCCGAGATATCGACCTTCGCAAGATTTCCTGTCAGCTGAGGTCTGAGTTCTTCCGGGTATTTTTTCAGGTCATCGTTCGTTACCGTCACAGTGTATCGAGATGCCGCATAGTTCACATAGTATCCGCCGCGTTTTTCGTTGTAGATGTACAGGCGAGTACCATCTGTTAACTCACCTACGATACGGTCAATGAGCGCTTCGAGGTCCCGCGTAAACGGCACCCTCTTGTCGAGCATAGCCTTGACAGTAGCGGTATCCCACTGCAAGAAGTTCTCGGATAATGCCCCGCTGTCCAGCACCTGTTGCTTATAGGCGTCCTCGAATGTTTTGAGGGCATCAGGGCTGGTTTTCAGCATTGTAGCAAGTTCTTCGTAGGAAAACGATTTATCTTCCCTTTTGGTCATCATTTTACCGATTTTGGCAATCATATTTTCGATTTCCTCCTTTTTGGGAATCAGGTGTTTGCAAAATCCGGATTCTTCCAAATCAACTTATTCCCGTAATAGACTTCGGGAATGTACTTGATGGGAATTCTGCGATTGTCTTCGAGTTGCGAATCGTTGTTCGCGATAAACTCCTCGATGCGATTTTCTTCACTGCGCGGGGTGATGTTACAAGTCGAGAAACCTCCACCGTACAGGATATCACTGTTCATCATACCTTTGACCGGATACTTTACTTCGGTCGTTTTACCGTTGATGTTCAGGACAAGGCGAACGGTTTTGTATTGCTTAGCAAGTTCCACAAGAAGCCTGAACATTATTTCCTGAGTGTTCGGACTATTGTACTTTCTCATATACTCTTCCGTCAACTCTTCCACCACAGCCAATGTAATCCCGTATAGGCGTCCATGCTGCCCGGAATTTGCCTTTTTGATTTTCTCTATCGTCCGTTCAGCCCAGCCGGTGGGATTAGCAAGATAATCCACTACCAGTTCATCGGCATTTGTGGATGTCAGGCCAAAGCAAGACCCGTTTCCAATCTCATCTACAATGCTGTCAATAGGGCTGCGATAATTCTTATACCCCTTTATTATGCGACAGAAAGCGTTCTGTCGTGCTATCTTGTCGTAATGACTGCCCTTGAGAATTTTCTTCTTGTCTTCTTCCGTCACATTCTCTCGGAACATATCGAACAGCTTCTGTGCCATTTCCTCTATGACAGAATCCGAGGTAAAAGAAGAACGGCAGAAAATCGTTTTGAAGTCCTGTGTTTCATTGACGGTTTTGGCATTATCGACAACGAGGCAAAGGAAGCGTATCTCCTGGTTGAATGTTACGGGTTTATTTTCCAAGGTTCCATAAAACCGCTGCCCGTACAAGGCATCTACCTTGTGCTCGCCATTGGCGAGCGGCACACGAATGAAACGGTAGTAGCGCCCGGACGGTTTTCCGGTATCGGGAATTGTGTTGCCTTCGAACACGGATGCGCCGGATTTGATAGCCTGCTCAAAATCCTCACGAGTTAAATTGATAGTCATAATTTCTTCCTTTCTGTTTTTGGGTATTTATTATTTTTCAGCTGTTTTCTTCGATGCACAATTTGCTGCTACGAATGTTTTCCAACCATTTTTCATCCATAACATTGCCGATGCGATACTTTTTCTGGGATTCATAGGACCAGTCACAACCGACGACAACATCGCCGACAGTGTTCAGGTACAGTTCTCCCTCGTTGATGTTGATGCCGCCGGTTTTGCTGAATTCGTATTCGAGCTTGTCTACATTAGGTTCACGTTTCTTATAGATATTCGAATCGAGATTCTTAGCACGCCCTTCGTTCAGTAAACAAGCCCGATGAAAGTCCGTTACCTTATCGTTACGGTTATATTTCAAGCCACTAAGGATACTTTTACTTTCATATGGGATTGCTTCGTGGAAATCATCGCTGCTGATACAAAGACCACACGAATAGTCATCTTTGTCATCGCAATAATTCCACCACTCCAGACTCGCCATAGCAAAGTCAGCCATCTTATCGACGGCTTTTCCGTTGGTGACCATGTAAAAGCTTCCAACGGCGATACCGCGCTCTTTGACAGCTTTCAAGGTGTATCGAATTGCAGGTATGTTCAGAGAAATTTCGCCGCCGGTAAAGGTAAGAGAGCTGATATAAGCTCCCTTCTCAAAGCTGTCGAGAAAAGCATCGATGTACTTCTCCTGAATATCGATGCTTTCGGCATCTCCGCGCAGGCAGTGCGCACAGCACATATTGCACCGGCGCGTAACTTCTATGAATACGCTGTTTGCGGCATAAATACGCATTTTTTCATGTCCTTTCTGTTATTCTTCCGCGCAATCCTCGTAGTCGTCTATGAAGTTCTCGTTGCGGTCAACAACAACATTCACATCCGGCGGAGCAATTTTAGCCAGACCATAGTTCAAGAAGAACGAGCCGGGAATGTCATCGACATCGCCCCAGTTCCAGCAGCCACAGTTGATTTCCAGCTGTCGTTTGCCTTCCTCCGTCTTGAGATAGTCCTTGACAGCACTGCGCAGGACGCTTTCCGGGTCATGGATTTGCTCCGGATTGTAGCTGAATTGCATCAGTGTGCATTCCGTTGCGGATAAGCCAATGACCTCATTGGCGACGATTGTAAAAACTCTTAACATTGGTGTTTACACTCCTTTTCTTGTTTTGACGCAAAAAAGGGCGGACCTCTCAGAAACGAGAAGTCCGCCCTTTAAGCGAAATTGTGAATTGTACGAAAGGCATAAAACCCTTTCGATATGGGATGTTATCTATCGTACAATACCCATTCTATTCAGTTCGCACATTTTGGCAAGAAAAAATCGCTGCCCATTTGTGTAAGCAGCGACTGATGCTTGCTATTGTTTTAGAGCTTTATTGGAGTTTGCCGTTTCCGAATCAGTCAGGGCGCGTTCCTTCCTGAATCCGGGTCGTCCAGAACGGAACATCCCGTATACTACACAAATCGGCTTATATGGATAAGAGGCCGATTGGATATTTACGGATTGCAGTATCCGCAAGGCGTATATCCCTGCTCGATAAGTTCCTCTCTTGTGCCGGTATACTCCTCCCTGTTTGCATCGCTTATCTGAGATGCAGAAGAGCAATCAGGGCGGTGGAACTTGAGAGAATTCGTGTTCAGGATATAGGTCGCAGCTACCGTGTCAGGTTGCTGCGATTCTTCCACCTCGGCGCTAGAGGTTTCGGTGTCCTTATGGTACTCCCCATACGAGAAGGTGACTTCCGAACCGTCAGAGGTGCAGTAAATATCACCAAGTTCGTCCGTTCTGAACACCTCAACTCCCGCGCTGGCCAGCTTTGCAAGGGTCTCGCTGTGCGGATGACCGTAGCTGTTGTCCTTGCCGCAGGATATGACGGCATAAGTAGGGCTCACGGCATCAAGAAATGTCTGAGAGGTGGAGGTGCTGGACCCGTGATGCCCGACCTTTAAGACTGTGGATTCGATGTCTTGTCCGGATTCGAGTATTTTCTCTTCCGTTTCCTGCTCGGCATCACCGGTGAATAGAAAGGATGTATCTCCGTAGACAATGCGAATTACGATGGAAGTATTATTCGTGTCCTTAGGCACGGAATTGACGGCAACAACGGTGACGTTGGCTTCCCCTAGGGTGAATGTATCCCCCACTGCTGGAACCGTAATACCACCGCCTCTCTCGTCCGCACGAGCCTTAAAGTTCCGGAATGCCTTGCTGTCATACTCTGTCACAGGACAGAATGTGACATCGGCTGTGTCAGCTTCGAAGGCACCCGAAAGACCTCCGATGTGGTCTTCGTGAGCGTGTGTTCCTATGACATAGTCTAAGTGTCCCTCTGTCTCGCGCTGTAATACTGAGTATACAAGGTTCGAGTCATCGGTATTGCCGCCGTCAATGAGCATTGAGTGCCCATCACAGGTGACGAGGGCGGAATCTGCCTGCCCGACATCGATAAAGTGGATGGTAAAGCTGCCGCCTTCCGATACGCCAGCCGTCTCCTGACCGCTTTGCGCGGTAGTTTCTGAGACGACCCCGGATACAGGAAAGCTTCCCGGAGATTCCGGTGTCTGACCGCAGCTTGTGAATGTCAGTGTGAAGAGTGCGGCAATTACCGCTGCAGTTCTCCGAAGAAATTCGTGTTTGGTTTGCATGGGTTTTGTTCTCCTTTCAAAATAAAAAAAGCGGGCCCATCCCCCGAAAGGGATAAGTCCGCTAAAAATGAAATTGTGAATTGTAAGATATCTGGTATCTATCGTACAATTCTATTTTACCGGTATCGCAAGAATCCGCAATACTTAAACCGTATCCGAAACCTCATGGCACAGCATCCTGTCCGCATAAATACAGCAAAGGACCAAACCAAGGCTCGCAACGCAGCCGAACGCAACATGCTTCGGGGAAAGAAGGAGCCATTCGATGTCGTTCATTACTTTCACCCAAAACAAAACGCCCATCATAGCAATGATGAGCGGAATAAAGACAGTTACTGTGTAATGCAGGAATTTCCGGAGTTTTCTTTTTTGCATCCTAAAACTACATCTCCCAATTATGCTTGTAAAACAGCCTGAACCACATATCGCTGATTCGTCGGGCTATAGCAGTCAAACGGATAGCAGGTATACATGATAAGTTTATCGATTCCGTCTGTGAAATTAACGAGGACAGTGCCGTCATCCGCAATCACGGTGCTCGCGCCCGAGGACACATAACCGGGCATTGCTAGGGTGACGGAATACACATATTCCCCGTAATCGGTGTCTACCACAAAGTCATCTCCTATGCTGACATATTGCAGCAGAGAAAACACGCTGTCGTTATGAGAGCAAAGCAGATGCCCTCCGGTCACACCGACTTGGTAAGAACCCGGATACTGATATACCCCGCCGCGTTGATTCAAAAGACTCTGGTCATCGCCCCAGATAAGAGAAGCGTTCAGGCCAATCGCGTCACAGGTAATCGTGCCGTAGGCTTGACCCCAGGCAGCAGGTACAACATCGTCCCAGACAGAGGTCGCTGCACTAACAGGTTCAGGCGTCGGTTCAGGAGTCGGGCCCGGGGAGGGTTCGGGTTGCGGTGTAGGAGACGGTTCAAAAGGCGCAGCGGGTTCCGGGCCTGGTTCCGGTATGCCGGATAGGTCCGAGATTTGCTGTTCTTCTTCTGCTGTTTCTTGCGTCGCAGATTCAGAGGTATTGAGAGAGGATTCGGATTGTGCTGATTCGGCAGGCAGAGGTTCCGCTTGCCATGAACAGCCTGCAACACTGGTCAGCACAGCCAATGTTGCAACGAGTATCAGTGCTTTGGTTCGCCGCATTTGAGTTTGTCCTTTCTTAAACAAAAAAATATATAAAAAAGCTGCCCTCAGTTCTTGTCGAACCGGGGCAGCCTTTTAGCAACGGACAGAATCAGCCATTTTTGTGTGCTTTCCGAAAGAATTTGTGGCTTACACTCCTTCGCCTTTCGGATTCCGCAGGTACTCATGCCGTCATAATAGAGCAGGACACCGATATCCTCTGGTATCTCGCCTTTTACCTTCTTGTACAACTCAGTGGGCATCGCATAGTAGTTGCAATGCCCGACGAAATTGTGCCCGTGTGCCGAGTGAAAATCGCTCACAGAAATCTTGATTTCCACACAAGTGATGACGGCATCGAGCGTATACAGATGATTCGTCTTGTGGAAGTGGCACCATTGCTCGGAACAGTGCTCCCTGCAAAAATCCGGAGATGAAATATTCTTGACGCAGGTTGCCTCTTTTGCTTTTTGCTGAATCGCGGCAAGCGAAGCACCCGTATCCGTTTCGATAAGCGAGGCCAGTTTGCAGGTCCCATATTTGGTTTCGGAGGTAAAGCATTCCTGAACCCTGACGAAATCGACCAATCCGGATTTGACAGACCCGCATTCTACCGGCACTTCTAAGGCATCTAACCCTTGACGAAACGAATCCACCCGATACCCGCCGTAGCTGGAAGGATGCCACGCATGAAGCGCGGCTTCAATATCGCGGGTCAGCTGAGTTTTCGCCATCAGGTATCACCGGAAAATCTGCTGACCAATCTCTACCATCTTACGGCGTTTGCGGTGCAGCGAAACAAGCTGGTACACAGCGACGGCAAATGCCGCAGCGGAAAGTAATTTCAGAATCTTTTTCATAGTGGTCCTCCTTCGTTATTTTTGCAGTTTTGTACTTTTCTATTGTTCGGCGGTATATTGCCGCAGCATAAGTTCCTGTACCGTCATGACCGTAAACCCTTCCTTTGCCGCCTCATTGAGGGCTTCGTAGTAGTCGTCTACATACAGAGCCTGCGCAGCATTCAGACCGGCAGCTTGGGTCAGAAGTTTCATGACGGAGGTCTTCCGTTCTGGGGTGGCAGTCCCGATGACATCGAGGAACTGTCCCGGATAGTGCATTTCAAGCCACTGCTTTTTATACGGCAGGGTCATACTGTCCTGCACGCGGGTAATGCAGTATTTCGGGATACCGTCGCAGCTTTCGAGGAAATGCTGGACAAGCGTATTCGCTTCCCCAATCTCATCGAATACCTTGTACCCGCCCCGGTTCTCAGCCTCATACCGCAGTAGCCGTGCCCTGTGTGCATCAGCAGTCGCGTCGAGTTTCTGTTCCCGATAATGGATGAGAAGGGTATCGTCGAAATCAAAGAACATCATACGAATTTTAGAAAAATTCACTAATATCACCATCCATCAATTTCTCGCCGATGCAATTTCGTGTCGAACGACCTCGGCTTCTGTATAAAACTCATCGGTGTAGTCATTATCGTTCGTCTCCTGACAGACCTTGTGCCGGTACGGCGCGGAGTCTTCCTGCTCGATGAAAATGCGCCAGACGCCGGAGGAGAAGCAGACAAAGAGAATCGTGCCGTCATCCAAATAGAGCCTGACACCGGCGACATCAAAGCACCCGATTTCATCCTCGAAGTATTTGGAATTATCCAGACAAACGGTATCGTCACTATAGCCGTAAATCTTGACCATTCTGTTACTGCCCCCTTACTTGATTACAAAATACTTTGTAGCATCCTCTGCCTCACTGTACCGGCTCGCATTGTGCCGAGCAGCCTGCAAGAGAACATCACGCTCGGTATCGAGCGCCGCCTGCATCGAGGTCTGCTGTACCTGCTTGGCACGGGATGTGCGAGCGTTCTTGTACTGCGGATACTCTGCAACGATTTTATCCATCAAAGCCCAGCGCTCTTTGTCGGAGAGTGCGTTCAGGTTGATGTTATCGCGGTGCAGCCGTTCAATGGCATAGTCTAAATACGCGAATTCATCCGCAGACGGGATAGCTTCTATATAGTCCCGCATCGTGGCGGGAGGACCGTTGTAGGTCGCCATGGCTTCATTGTACAGCGTTTCTGCAACCTCTGACCCGTACCACTTATCCGGCTCATAGCCATGATTCCGGTACACTTCCGCTACCCATAAAGGGAATGCTTCGCTGTAGGTCATGATGTTCCCTCCTTCTCAAAAGTCCCCGAACGAGAGCTGACGGCTCTGCGAGACCGGGATATTCGTCTTGGGCTTTGACGAGTGCTTGATTTCACCGTACTTGGTGAGATTCCGGCATTTATATCCGTAGCCCTTCTGTGCGGCAGAAATCGACTTGTATCCGTATCCGCTTGCATCGTCCAGCACCTGGTCCTTGTCGTTCAGATTGACGACAATATACCGCACATCGTTGGGCTTAGAGAGCCGAGACGAACGAATAACGGTATAGGGGATACGCTTATCGAATTGAGGCTTTTCTTCTTCCGGGTCCGGTTCGGGCTTTGCAACCTTCTCCTCTTCCGGCATTTCAAGCTGAACATCGACCCCTGCCTTAACGAGGGATTCGAGCGTAGAGGCAAGGGTCTCGTACCGCGTATTCTCCACGGTATTCGTATCCTTCTTCTTCCGCTCCTTCCAGACCTTCAACAGCTGACGTTCGCTGAAATTGATGATAAGACCACGGTCTTTGAGCATCTTACGAACAACATAGGTGGAAAGAGAAGCGTAGTTCGCATATTCGCCGATATGGTGCTTGATATCCACCTCGGTCTTGGACATAGCTGCTTCAAAATCCCTGTGATTGTCGAGCCAATCCTCAATAACGCTGAGCAGTTCTTTCTTGGACATGGATTCCTCTGCCAGCTGCTTGTTTTTCCGGACATAATCCTCACAGGCAGCGAGAATCGAATCGTAGCCGTTCATGGCGCTGTTATCAATGATTTGACGGTTTGCAGCATCCACAATGATATACTGCTCACCACGGCGGATGATAGAGATACCTTCGTCAGCCGTCTTCTTCTCTTCCTTGACATTGCCGCCAACATCGAATTCCGGCAGCGAATCATCGGTCATGATTTGCTCGATGATGGTATCGAGGTCCTGCGTATAGTCCTTGGAAATCGTATAGCTTTCTGCCTTGGCAAAGACCTGCTTCGTGATACAGGTGATTACCGCGTCCAGGAACTTGTCAGGGTCCGGAATCTCGATTTCATACATCATGTTATCGCGGATATTCCAGACAACACCCTGCTTTAACCCGGTAGCCAGCATATAGCAGGCACATTGCAGGAAATGCTTGTGCGCGAGCGAAGACACGAATTTCAGAAGATAGACCTTGTTGTCCTTCACGACATCCGCCATGCCGCTGATAACAAGTTTCTTCTTCGCCTTGGTATCTACCACGGCAGTCAACTCACAGCGTTCCTGTACGGACTCATCGGGAGTGAACACCATAGACAAGCGCTTGTTCAGGTCGGTTTCCTGCGCTCTCGTAATAAAGGGGAGTTCGACCTGTTTCACATACCGGTCCTGACTCGTCATCAGCATCGTCAGGAACAGGACCTTCTCCTCCACGGATTTCCAGCTGGAAGGCAGCGCTACCTTCTTGTCGTTATGCAGGTACATGTAGAAGGCAATCGTGCTGTCGATATCGTAGTAGTCGAAGAAGTTCGCCTGCTGGTAGATGCCGATGCAGGGAGCTAAATCAATCATCGCATCCGAATGCTTGATTTCGATTTCATGCACATCCTTATGGAAGACCGGCGTCGTATTGATAAGCTGGTAGCAGTGCTCTACGTCCTCATCAAACTTGAAATCGAACATCTCAGAGATATCGAACTTTGTATTGAACTCCTGATTCATCTTGACGGGAGTCATCAGGGTCTTATCGCTGACCAGCCCAAATCTGTCCTCTTTTTTCGGAGGCTCTACAAAGATGACCTCATCCTTACCGCGACTCGCCGCAACGCAGAAAAGGTTTCTCAGAATCTCATACCGCGCCATAGGCTGAAATACACGGGAGCACCAGTAGGATTCCGTGAAATCAAAGACAACACAGATAGGGCGCTCCATACCTTTACTGCCGTCAAAGGTCGTAAAGATACCGACATCTGCGCCGGGTGCTACATGCTTTTCACCGTCCGGTTCCTTGATGCTGGCATATACATGGTTCTTGTCATAGAGGTTGCCGGGTCTTGCTTCTAGTTCATTCAGAACCTTTACCATAGACCCCGTTCTGGCTCCGAGACACAGGACATCCTTCGGATTCTTGGTATCCAGATAGTCTACCACCTGCTCGCGGGACATGGTCGATACCTTACAGTTCTTGTTCACACCGTTGATATCCTTGCCCCAGATGTTTCCGAGCCGCTGTGCAAGGTCATGAGACAGGCGGAAACATTGCGTGAAATTGACCTGCGTGTGCTTGCCTAAGAACTTATGGATGAACGACCAGATATCCAGCGAGGTCTGGTCATAGATTTTCTGTTTCATGTCCCCGACCGCGATGATTTGAAGACCGGGGTTCGATTCCTTGATGTATTCGAGCATCTTCGAGATTTCCTCGTTGATGTCCTGATACTCGTCGATGATAAGCACATCAAAGTGCCCGACAGGAACGCGCTTCCTCAAGACCATCCCAATCTGCTCGCCCTGTCCGACATTCTTGATGCCGCGCCGGTACAGGATTTTCGAGGCAAATCCATGATAGTTCTGGACCGTGACATTATCGTTCAGAATCTTTTCCTGTGCATCGAGTTTCAAAAGCCGGTTATAGGTCAGGTACAGAATTTCCTTAGAGGAATCAAACTCGTTGCACAAAACATTGATGGTGGACGTCTTACCGCTTCCGATACAGGCATCGCACAACACGTTTTTCCCGTCAAGCGCCAGCCGTACAAGGTCCTGCTGTTCGCTGGACAAGTCATTGAGCGTCATTGTAATCCCTCCGAATACTAGAATGGCAGGCAACAAAAAGCCCCTGACAGCCGTTAAACAGCCGCCAGGGTACATTTTTTAGTCTATAATTTAGATTGTATGCAGTTCGCACAAATGTGCAAGGGGCTGTTGATAAAAATCGCTGTTTGTATATTTTATTTCATCTTCTGACCGGCAGCAGAAAGGGGTTAGATGAGCATGGGTGATGTAGTGTCCCTATACCAACTCGATAGATTCCGCCTCGATACGATGCCATTTATCGGTGCTTGCATCGTATTCCAGCACATCTTTTCCGACCATTTCCCCGTTTTCGATATACTCTAAAATGTGTCGGACCCGCATTTGCGGATTATCGTTCCTCGCGTGCCACAACGCGATATCCTTGTTGTCGATGACGAACGCAGGTTTATAGCTGACAAAGGGGCTACCGAGAGGCTGCGTTTGTCTACTTGCCTCGTAGTATGATTTCACATAGCCATCACGGGAAGTGTTGCGAATAGCGCGGGCACCTTCCTTGTCGCCTTGCTCGTCCAAGGTTTGTGCAATTTCGTCCACACACCGACAAAAATGCGTGGGGTCTTGACTGTATTTGGCAAAAATCAGTTTTCTGATTAACCGCATTGTGTCTTGCTGCGTCACAAACCGCTCCTCTCACTTCTCAGTCGAAACCAAGAAGATTTTCTTGGAGAAAGTCCCCTTCTCTGCTGCCTTCTGGCTTCTGACCTGTTCCACTTCCCTCTTTAAAATAGCGCAGGTCTTGCCCATAGCGTACAGTACCTCCATCACATCTGCCATTTCTTCCGCGCAGTCAAGAGCACTCCGCTCCTTGGCAGTGTAGGCTTCCAGCAGTTCGGCGACCTCTTCCTGCAGTTTGTTCATCAGAGCGTCCTCGTACTCTTTGTCGGACAGCGTGCGCGTCACACAGGTTTCCCCGTTCTTCTCAATGATAGCCGGGATATTATCCCGAACCAGCTTTTGGTACATCATAGTTTTACGCTCCTTCCAATCTACAGTGCCGCAGCGGTATGCGCAGCTCACGACAGGTGTTTTCGATTTCTCGTTCGTTTTCGGCTCCATCAAACACTACACATCCTTTTTGCTGCTATTTGGCGAGGTATGTGGGCAAATCATCATTTGCAACAGGTATGAAAATGTATCCGCGTTCACTGGCGTACATAGCCGCCAAAGCAGCCATCTTCTTACCAGATTCTGCTGCAATGACGACCTTTTCCCGTTTTGCCAGCATTCTGTCGAGGTATTCCGACATTTGATTGCGGCACTTCATCATCGACAAGGGTGTCCCGTCTAGCCAACAGAAGAACCAACCCTTTTCACAGATTTTATCTTCACACTCTTGGCATTTCAGGTATACGACATTTCCGTCCGTGTAGGGACAATAATTTCCCATGCTCAAACCTTTTTGAAGTATTTCTCAACATATTCATCCGGCAGTGTAATGTGCATCTTATCCGGTCCGGTGAATTCCTTGAAGCTCTGCTCGCCACCGCACCAGACCAGACGCCATATGGTCCCACGCTTTACCCGATATGGAATTTTCTTGCCATCTTGACCGATGGCATCAAGCCATACATCGAACGGCTTGACGCATTTGTAGTTGGTATTGTACATGCTAATCCTTTACTTTTTGGGCAGCACCCAAATCTCAACGTTCACATTCCAAGCATTGGCGGCTTCTTCAATGAGATTCAGCACCGTTACCCAGTTTCCGCCTGCCAACCCGCAGCCGAGACCGTAAGGGACGCGGAAAGTTGCATTAGGATGTTCTTTCATTGCTCTGAAAAGAGCCGTTCCCAGCGCCGCGTAGTTCGTCTGACGCTTATCTCTGCCAAAGCTTGATTGCCCGAACAGGTTGGCGACATATAGCTGCGGGGCGACCTGAACCACCTGAAAGTCACCGAGTTTCTTTGGACTGCAAACTTTCACATATTCGTCGAACACGACGGGCCACTTATCCCGAATCTGTCTGGCAAGACCCGCACCCATTGCGGCACGACAGTTCACCTGATGGCAGATGATAGTATTCTCGTTACGAGTCGGCGGTGTTAAGATATTGCCCTCAATAAGGTTGACACTCATAGTCATTCACCAATGTCTAAGATTTCGTATTTTCTCGCTGCAAACCCCAGCAACTCATTGTAGATGCGGGTTGCGATTTCCAAAAACTCGGTATCGCAGATTTCTTTTCTGCGCAGGAAACGGTTGTCCTTCTGCATTTCCGCAGCGGTATTTGTTACGATAGCCCAGATGCAGCTGTTAATGACAACGGGTGGCACAATGTCGTCTGCCCAATTCTCAACCGCATATTCGCTGACCGCATATTGCGTGTCATACACCCCATCGTTAAGTTTCGCGCTATAAAACTTTGCCTGTCTCTCGCCCATGATGGAGTTTATGATGCTCCGGGCAGTCTGGATATCTTTGCCCTCCACATTGCAGATTTCAGGACCAAAGAAGCCTTTCGTCTTGTTGCTGAGAAGGACAAGCTGCATCGCCAATGCCGTAGCGCACTTGGAGAATTTCTTGGCATAAGTATCCGGTATCTCAACAGGAATATATTCAGCCGCCGGACCCTGCAGATAGTATTTCTGTGTATCTTTTTTGTCGTGCGAACTCTCGAACAAAATCGAGGGCAACGCAACCATAATTGCTTCATTTACATTTGCTTTAACAGTTCGTAAAACTGCGATATTTGCCAGCATGCCTTTATCCTCCTCGCCTTTTACTGAGCCTGATACTTGGCGATAATTCGTCTTGCTTCCCTTTTCGGTACGCCGAACAGAGATACAGCAATCCGACTCAGTTTATCCTTCTGTGTGGGGTCTGTCAGGACCACGATGCGATGCATATCATGGATGTCAGTAGCGACAACCACCTGAGCATATCCGATTTTATCTTCATCGAACAGCCGCTTTAATTCTTTTGCAAACTCTTCCCTGCTGAGTTTAAGCATATAATCGCTGTTAATGAACATGTCGAGTGGAAAAATATGCTTGTTATCGAACTCCTTCGGATGCGCATTTGCAAGGTCAAGTTCCGGGCGGAACATGGTTTTATCATGCACCAAACCGTAAATAATGCCGACCGCTTCTCCGCTTTTGCAATCAATTACAAACTTTCCTCGCTGTGCATCAGCCATAGGCTGTCCCCTCCGCCAGTTTTTCGTATATATTCTGTATGCGTGTGTTGTTTTCGTCTTTGTGCATGAGCACGACATTTGCCATGCTGGTATAATAGCTGGCGTCACTGTTACCTTCTACGGTAAACTTTATATTCTGCCCGTCATCGACTACCTCGTAGCTGATGAGTTTATTCGTGACCCACTGATTATTGTACCGGAAGTATATGTAGTTGTATTCCGTGGTTGTGGTCTCAGGCGTCATGTTTTTCTCCGAACCCACCGTTTCGGCAATCTCAGGAGTTGCCATTCGAATGATTTGCGCAGGCAAGTCCTTGATGCCGTCCATGGTCTTGTCTGCCACCTCACTGCATCCCTCGAACGCTACAGAAATGGTTGCGACAGCAAGAAGGAAGAGCGTTTTGTGGATGAACGAGAGAAATCGCTTCATAGACATGTCCCTGAAATATCTTCGATGATACGGAATGTTTTGCTTGTTCTGATACTTGCATTATACCATGAAGTTGTATTAAATACAACGATGAACGCTATATGTTCACGGATTAGATACATTTTTGGCAAAGCAAAAAACGCCCGCAAAAAGAAAAGACCCGCCTGTTAGCCGCAGGCAGGTCTTTCTTCGCAGTGAGCGTTTAAGGTCGGCTCAGGACCCTATTTGTCTCTACCGAAGCAACGTCATCAACGCTGTTCAGTATGTTTTATTGTATGCCAGTCGCACGGGTCGTCAACTATGTTTTGCAGCTACACAGCAAAAAGGCGTCTCACCCGCTGATGCAGGCAAAACTCCTAATTGGCTCAGCTTAATCTTCGAGGTCGAAGCTATACCCTTTCTTGTCCATTGTCACGAAGCCATTGCGGGTCTGACATATGCTGTCACCGAAATAAGCTTCGAGGGTCATGCCGGTGTCCTCGCCATCCAGCCACTGCGGGCGCATATAGGCCGCAAGGTCATACAATACGCCGACAGCGTAGGCAATCAGTTCATCGCTGTTCACCGCTTCGTTGACCGCATCGTCATCGGCCTCGACAGGGATACCGATGGAGGCGGTAATGGTGTCTGGTGTGTTGTCGTCTAAGTGACGAGTAGCGGTGAGCTCAAATTTTAGGATGTTAGTTTCCATAATATGTTCTCCTTTGTATTGATGTGTGTGCTTGCTACACTTTCAATTCTAGGCCGTTCGCATAGCCGGTCAACCACCCTACTACCCTGAAATCCGGCTAGGTCGGATTTTCCGAAATTTTTTTGGAAACAAAAAATAGCCCGCACAGAACTGAATCTGTACGGGCTGATATTAGTCATGAGGATGTTCGTGGTAGGGCTCAGGAGGCATACCATGCGGGTCAGGCTCTGGGAAGCGGCCATGGTCCCCGATGATTTCCGAAGTACGGATACCGTTCGCTTTCCGGCAAGCCTCTATGGTCTTAGAAAGCACTTCCTTGACATCACGCGGGTTCTTGATGCGTCGGATGTCGATTTCCGGCGTCATAGCATCTGTGGAGCAGAGATGGATGCTGCCGACACGGCAAAGGCGCTCATAGAAGTTCTGCTTGAACGCGATGTCCCGGACACGGTACAGCTGAATCTCGTCTTCGCGCAGGTTAAAGCAACCACGCTGGATGATGAGTTTGGTCTCGGTCAGGGTGTACTTCGTAAAGGACAGCGGCAGAGAAAAGATGGTGTGGCGTTTTCGGTCGGTCCAGAGAATTTTCTCCTTGTCCAAGTCGATACCGAACTCGCCGTTTTTGAGGGTGGACATGGTATGGCTCCTTTCGTGATGGGATTTGTTTTGGTTGTTGGTATTCTACCATTTCGGTATCAGTTTAGCCCATTTTCGTCGTATTTGTCGCTTTTTCCAAGATTACAAATACTACACAGCGTTCTAAGATTTTCGGGTTCCGTCTTCCCGCCTTTAGATACCGGAATTATATGGTCCACATGGAGCGTAATTCCGTCCCTTTTTGGCGTTCGTCCGCAAATCACGCATTTGAAGTTGTCCCTCTTTAAAATATCATATCGTAAAGACGGCGTCAAGATTTTGCGCTGGTACTCTTTGGTTTCGCGTTCTTTTTCCAATGCGTATGATTGATTTACAAAGTCCTCAACATCTTCAGTAGAATATGTTTGATGGTTTGCATAACGATTACGACCGGCAGGCGATGTATATCGGATTGAGCAGGTTATCGTAAATTTTGTCGTCGGAGATTTGCGGTACTTTTCCTCGTTTCGCATTACCGTGTGCTCCAACACAGAGTACAACCATGACGGAGGATTTTCTGTGAAGTCAGGCAGTAGCTTATACTCTTCCTCAAACTCAGTGAGTAGCTTTCTGTTGATTTCTACAGCATCCAGCATTTCTTCAAATTTATCGCGTTCTTTGCAAACATGACCGAAAACATATTTGTCGAAATTAAAATGGTCAAATTTATATTTGCTTTCTAAGCGTTCGTAGTATTCGACATTACCTTCAACGCTGAGATATTGATACTTTTCGCACAAGGTTTTGTACGCCAGATACCTAGCACTGGTTTCTTTGATTTTGCTTACAGCTTTTCTTCTCGTTGCTATGGCAGAAAGTATCACGAGCGCTAGTGCGAGTGATACAATTCCTGCAGTAAGCATTACCTCGATAGGTAAAAAGGTCATGATTCCATATCCTTTCATTGTCTTCCGCCTTGCTGATTTCTTTAATTCTATTTGTCCGGTCGTATTCTCTGCAGATTTCTAAAAAGAAATTTGTTACAACCTCTACGCCGAGAAAGACACCTTGTAAGGAGTTGGAGTACGTCACTTATCCGACTTCGCCGCGTTGCACTTCTTGCACAGCATCTGCAGGTTGTTGTCGGTGGTATGCCCGCCCTTGCTCCAAGGAATGATGTGGTCTCCTTCCATGTCCTCAAATGCATATTCAGTGTAGATGCCGTTCGCGACACACAAGGGACACTTATGACCCTGCGATTCGTAGGCACGGAGTTTCTGCGACTCCGTAAACGCACGAAGGGACAGATGCTTTTCGTCGCGCCAAGTGCGGTCAGAGAGGATAAACGGGATGATGCCTGCTTTCTTGGTCACATCATCATCCAGCACGAGCTTCTTGATGTCAGCTTCCAGAGCGTTGCTGTTGTACTGCTTTGAATGGTACTTGTTGTAAAGCAGTCCCCACGCCTGTGCATCAGTAATCCCCTTCCGCTTCGTCGGGAACAACATCTTCGCCCAGTTGATGACAGACTGGAAGTAAAGCCAGAGGTCATTGGCGTCCTCGTCATGCTGGTGAACCGCCATGTACATCCGTCCAGATTCCAGACCGTCACGGTCAGCAATCCATGCAAGAGCCTTCTCCAGCAGTTCCTGCCGAATCGGGTTGCCTTTCAGGTATCCGTCAGCCATCTTCGCAGCAACACAGTTGCGTTTCGAGAAGTAGTTCTTGGCATCGGCCAGCCAAGAACCCGTATAAGTAGCATTCAACAGTTCCTGCGGGGTCAGCACCGCACCGGCGATGTTGATGCGCTTAAACCACTCCAGCTTTTCGGCTTCGGAGCCCTCACAGATGTTCACAGTCAACTCGTAGTCCAAAATCGCCTGCTTTTCCTCGTCTGTCAGGTTCTGGAAGAACTTGTCGTTGCCGTTGATTTTGACTGGGAAATCCTTGTTGATGTACTGAGCAACAGAGATGGTACGTTGTTGTCCATCAAGAACCTCGTATGTGTCAGCCCCGGTCTTAGACCAGTACATGACGTTCAGCGGAAATCCGCTCATTACGGAATCGATGACGGCTGCACGCTGCTTCTCCCCATAGATAAACTCTCGTTGGAAGGACGGGCGAATCGTAAGACGGTCATTGTAGCCAAAGACGCCGCCATCACCATTGTCCTTGTAGTTCTCGACAAGGTTAGATACCTTGATTTTTGTTTCAGTGATTTTCATAGGTATAGTCTCCTTTACATCTGTGGACGAATATAAGTTTCAAAGTATTTACAGAAATCGCTATAATATATCGGATTGATACGATACTGGCAATTGATATAATCATCATAAGGATTACTTTCGTCCTCTTGCTCCTGTATCAATGCAATTGATTTGCCATTATACTTAAAGAGATGCCAGCCAAGAAAGCCATTAGGGTAACCATCGCTCCATTGGTTATTGCTTTTAATCAAACTGTCAAGCCATCTATAAAAATCAATACTATTGTTTTTTTCAAAAAAAATGTCAAACATAGCTTTATTGTCTTTGGACTTCTGTACAGTTGAATTTGCAATGCGGCTGTCTTTGAGCAGTTTACGGGCAAGAAGGATTGTGATGTCTTTAACATCGACCTCTTCCTTATTGATAAATTGAATTTTTGCTAAATCTTTATAGCATCCTCTTTTGCAGTGTTTCTTGAGTTCATCAATGTTAGTGTTATATAAAATCGGCAAAATTACATTTTCACCATTATCGTTTTGACGTACCAATAGAGATTTTAACTCCTTTTCAGTCCACTCTCTATCATAAAAATTGTTTGAGATGACAATAACGCCGTAACGACATTTTACCAATCCATCCTGAATTTTGCATGCCCAATCGTCGCCCCACTCAATTGAATCAGAATCGTAAAAAATCTTAATTCCAAGCTTTTGAAAAGATTTATACAATTCTTCAACAAATTGTTCCTTATCAGCGTTGGCGTGGGAAATAAATACATCATATTCTGCCATCATTCATTCTCCTTTTTGTGAATAAGAATGCGTGCATAAGTAGAATGTACACATTCTCCAGTATTTGGATTTATATAGTAATTTCCGCTTTTAGCTTTTCCATTTATTACGGGATTTCCTCTCGTCTTTTTTCCAGTTGCTTTTGTAAATGAGCCGTCTTGTTTTACTTCTTTGAATTCATTATAAATTCTGAGTTCCTTAATACCTGCTAATGATTCGCTGCTTGAATTTAACAGTCCAACAATCTCAAATTGTTCAGGATTATACTTATCCAAGAACGTAATCGGCACACCCATAACGCCCTTATAATCCACCGGAATATCCGCAACTCTGTCTACATTGATAGCATCATAGTTATCGTAGTGTGGATACCTCTCCTCCGAATCCGGCAGAGGATTTCCGTCATCGTCATAGTACCGCTGCCAGAGAATCAACTTCTCGTGGCGCTTCTGGATGTCGAGGTTGGTAAAAACAGAAATGGCGGGCACTTTCCCATACTTGTGCCCGTCATTGAATTGTGCAGTGAGTTTTTCGTCGAAGCGATAGCCTTCGGCAACTCTAAATGTACATGTTTTATTCGCTGTGTAACCAAGCCAAACCTTGTTTTCTTTCAGAAGCGGAAAAAATTCTTTATATGTAATGGCATTGTTGTTTCCCCAAATAATGAACCTCTTATCGTGTTTCATCAGCGTCCCAACAAATTCTCTAAAAAGGCTAAACGGCGGATTCGTAACAACGATATCGCACTCGTCCAGCAAGGCGAGGCATTCTTCGCTGCGAAAATCACCATTGCCTTCGAGCGGGGTCTTGACTCCGACTTCTACGTTGTTGTCATCCCCGCCCTCGTACTCCATCTTGTAGGTTGGCTCTGTACGGTCATAGTGCGTGGAAATCAGCTTCTTTAAGCCGAGTTCTGAGAAGTTCAGGTGGAAATACCGCCAGAAAGCAGACCAAGTGGGGTCATCACAGTTGCAGAATACGACCTTACCTGCGAAATGCTTCTTGTAGTGCCGCAATTCCTCTGCGACATCCTCGATTCTGGTGTAGAACTCATCATTCTTCGCGTCCTTCGCCTTATGAAGATTATCGTTCTTTGCCATCTCCGTATCCTCCAAAAAACAAAACCCCGATGCCGTAACATCGGGGATTTCAAAATCAATCATTTGTCGTTAAAATTGCCAGCAACTCATCGAGGCTGGTCACATACCGGTATTTCTCTGCCATCTTGTCAGGCACCGGAATCAACTCGCTCATGTAATAAAGAACCTGCACGCCATTGCTGGTGCATTCGTTGTACTTATCGGTGTCCCGCTGTTTCCGCGCCTCGAAATCCCTGTCATCGCTGCCGTAGGGGTAAAAGTGCTGCACGCCCTGACACTCGATGGCGATGTTCTTGTCCGGCAGGAAGAAATCCAGGCGCTTCTTCCCCATCCACGGAAACATCTTTTCCCGCTGATACTCGATGCCGTTGCATTTCAGCATCATGAGCACATCGTTTTCGAGATAAGATTTCTCGCGCAGGAAGTCCTCTGTGTTCCGATAGATTACCGGCTTGGCAGTTTGACTGATAGCCTTATTTGGGTTCAGCTTCTTGTAGTGAACGGTCGTAGGGCGCACATAGACGACCCTGCCGCTTTGCAGATGCCGGAAATGCCCGCAGCGCTCAGATTGGAGCACACAGAACCCCGCAAACGCCCGTTTCCCTCCACCATCATTCACATAGACAACAATGCCCTTTTTGAGGTCCACGATAGTCTGCTTGGAGATGTTCAGGCATTCTCTGACATCCTTGACCGATTCCTGCTCACCGTTTGCGTGTACGATGCGCTGCTCGACTTTCCGACTCAGACACCGCCGTTTCCAGAGGCATATCGTGTGCAGCCAGATTTGCAGTATTAGCGCCGCTGAGCTCGGAGCCGTCACAGAGTTCCGTATATGTAGGGAATCGCGCTCAGTTCGCAGCCACCGTTCCAGCAGGTTGCCAGACTCGTTCAGAACGGAAAGGCAGCCGTATACCCCATTCTGGGTGTTCACTGCCATCATTAACCCGTCCACGCCAAATTCCTTCTCTGCCCTTCTCAGCTCGACAAATGTCGCCATTTCCCGCATCCGCCAGTTATCGGTAGGCATGACCATGGCGCAGGTGTTCTCACCCTCAAAGCCCACGAGAATCGGGCACAGGAAGGTCGTATCAGCCCTTCTATGGACAAGAATGTACAAAGACGCGCCGTAGGTATCGTCTACCTTGATAGCGTACTCATCGTAGGGTTCAAGCCCATACTCACCACGATTCAGCCGGAAATCACTGATGACCGATTCGTTGTCGGTCGTGAGTTTCGCAATGGTAGGCAGCTGCAGTATACGAGTAAGGTCCTTGACGACCTTATAGCAATCCGTCCCTTGCCTCTGCATCCGGTACTTGTCATGCGTCAAGTAGAATTCGCGTTGCCATTCGGCGCTTTTGTTATTCATGAGTAGTCCTTACTCCCGGCTGCTTAGTGCCGAGAATCAGTAGGTATGTTATTTTCTAAGTCGAGTGCTTTCAGCATTTGTTCAGCCAATGCCACCGAAAGCAGCGGCGGGACGGCGTTGCCGATTTCTAAGCGTTTCAGGCAATCCGAGCCGTAGAACTGATAGTTGTCAGGAAAACTCTGTAACCGTGCTCCTTCTCGTATCGTGAGTGCCCTCGAATCTCTCGGATGGATGCATCTTGATGAGGACGGACAGGCAAAGTTCCGTGTGATGGTAGTGGCGGGCTTCTCCCACCAGAGTTTCGCGTAGGTGTTCTTGAACCCGCTCTTAGGTCTGAGTTCTTTCGGCAAATCATCCTTGCCCTGACCATCTTTGAGCGCCGCCATGATTCTGCGAAGATGGGCGCTGTTGTTCGGGGCTTTATGCTCCGTAAGCGTATCGGAACCACCCTGCCGGGCCCATGAAAGAAACTCGTTATCGGGAGGAGTGGCATACACGATGTTTTTCTCCCCGCACGAGAGCGCAGGCAGGTCTTTAAGTGCATCTTGCAGCGTCACATACGGCAGTAGCCCTTCTCCGTGTGTCGGCTCCGGGTATTGAAAAGGATTCTCGCCCAAGAACCCGACAAGAATGACCCGTTCCCGCAGCTGCGGTACACCGTAGTCTTCGGCATTGAGGATTTTGTATTGGAGGCTGTACCCAATATCCTCGAATTCTTTGCGGACATGCTCGAACAGGATTCCTTTATCCATGCTCAGAATGCCTTTGACATTCTCGAACAGGAAAGCTCTCGGATGTAGAATGCGGAGAACACGCTTGTATTCCATAAAGAGATTTGCCCGCGCATCCATCTGCCGTTTACCGAGCGTAGAGTACGACTGACACGGCGGGCCACCGACCACGACATCCACTGTACGGATTCCTATCGCTTGACGGAGGATATCTTCGGACAGGTCTTTGATGTCTCCTTGCAGCATATTGACCGCAGGATGGTTGAGGGTATATGCTTTCGCAATATCCTTTTGCATCTCGTTTGCCAAGATGATTTCAAAGCGGTCGTTCCTTGAAAACCCGTAACTCAATCCACCTACACCCGCGAACAGGTCAGCAACGGTATATTTTCTTGTCTCTGGCATGATGACTCCAATAAAAAATCCGGCACGAATCACTCATGCCGGATAATGACTTTCTTGCTCTTCAATTTTGCTCAAGATACGGTACAGTTCCGTTCCCACGACTCTTGCGAGTTCACAGGGAACTGCATTCCCGATTTGCTTATACTTGCTCGTCAGATTCCCGCAAAAGACCATATCTTTCGGGAATGTCTGGATAGCGGCTGCTTCTCTATAGGACAGCCGTCTGGTACTACCTTCCTCACCGAACTGCCAAAGGTCTTTGCCGGCCTTCACCATGTCAGGCGACCCAGGCCAGAGAGGCACTTGCTTTGCCATAGCCGGAATCGTGAACGATACGCTGTTCCAGCCACGTTTCCGGTTCCGGGACATGTAGCGCGAGGAGTAGGCTTCTTTGCAAATTTCATCTTCTGCCGCCGGTGCTAAACTCTCTAACGCCTGCCGGATACTGATACGGTCAGGAAACGGTGCAGGAACCTTGAACTCTACGCCATACTTTTCAGCGAGGTCTTTTCGGATGCCCACAAGGAGGATTCGCTGCCTATCTTCCGGGACATGATAGTCCGCAGCATTGACAAGGTTGATGGACACCACATATCCCTTGCTCTCGAAATCCGCGATGATAGCGTCCTTGATTTTTCCGCCGCCAAGCGTAAGCAAACCTTTGACATTCTCAGCAAGAAACAGCTTTGGCTGCTTCTTCTCGACCAACTTGACGCAATGCCGGTAGAGCACATTCCGGCTATCGTCGATTTTTCTTGGTCCCGACAGGCTAAAGCCCTGACACGGGAATCCAAAGGAAGCGATATCGCAATCCGGGATAGTAGCGTAATCCACTTTGCCGATATCGCCTTCTACCACCGTAGCATTGCTCCACAGCCTATGGGTCTCGCAGGCATCATGATTGAAGTCGTTCGCCCATACCGTATGAAACCCCGCCTGCTCCAAGCCGATATCAAGTCCCCCTGCACCGGAAAACAGCGAAACATGCGTGTATACTTTGTTCTTATTCATTCATTTTGGGTCCTATAAAAAACCGATGCAGAATCGCTCCGCATCGGATACTTATTTACAAAAAATGAGCGTTAAATGCGCGGAATGCACAAAAAACACACGCGCTCATTTATCGAACGCACGCGTGTGTTTAAGATGCTTTTTGTTGGTCGCGGTATCTTCAACGGCTTTGCATCGCATCGGCGATTCGCTCTTTCGCAACAACAAAAAAATCGGCATCCTTTTCGATGCCGATAAAGTTTCTATTCGTATTTATTGCCGCCACGCCGGTCGAGCCACTTCCCATACAAAAATCAAGGACCGTATCGCCCTCATTCGTGTAACTCCTGATGAGCCACTCACACAATGCCACGGGTTTCTGTGTGCCGTGTGCTGCGCATTTCTGCTTATCAGTGGCAAATGTCAAAACACTCGTGGGAAATCTCTCGGTGCTGTCGTAGCTTTTTGCCTTGTATTTCCCGTAATCCTCAGTCATCTTGGAGTTCCGCTTATGCTCCGCCGTTGAGACCTTTCTCGGATGCCCTGAGGTCTTCTGCGGGTTGTAGGTGGGCAGTTTCTTGTAAAACACCAAGATGTCTTCATGCGCCCTTAGCGGCATCCGGTTCGCGTTGAGGAATCCTACCGGAGATGTCTTCTGCCAGATGAGGTTGTATCGCCACGGAATGGTCTTGCCATCCATCAGGGTCTTGGTGTACGCTCCCGCCGAAAATAGAATCACTGCGCCGTTCTCGGTCAGGATTCTATCCAGCTGCTTCCAAATCCCCTGCTGCTTGTTTTGGGTCCATTCGGACATTGCATCAACATAGGAAATCCCCGCCTTGTAGCAGGAAAGAAGAAACTCTGACAGGCTTAGCAGCTTCCGGTCCTTCATGATGAAATCCTCAAACGGCAATACTGTATCCCAAGCCTGATGCGTGATACCGTAGGGCGGGTCCGCTAAGACAAGGTTCACGGAATGTGCCGGAATCCCGTTCAGTTTCTCGCAGCAGTCTCCCTGCATCAGCGTAACGGCGCTCATGCTTTACCTCGGAACAGTTCCTTCAAGGCATCCAGCTGGTCAGCCTGAACCCTGCCGTCTCGGATGATGGTGAAGAATCTGCCCTCGTCGAGCAAACCCCTGTCCTGCTGCCCGTACATCGTCACGATACCCATGTGCCGGCCTTTGAGGTAGTTCAGCATATCCTTTTCCGGGAACTCTTCCCGGAACCGCCACGAACAGATACTGAACGGAGCGTACTTATTGATGAAATCCTCGCTGTCACTGTGAAATGCCTCGTCCCGATTCCGGTATCTGTGATGCCGCGCCGTAGTTGCAAGGATATCTACTCCGTGGACCGTGGGCGCATCGGTATCGACCAGAGACCCGAACACAACCAATTCCTGTACCTGAAACACGAAAGGTCTTTCTGCCTCGCTTTTATTGATGAGAATGGCTCGCTCAATCGCTTCCAGACACCGTTTCTGTGCGAGCGCTCGTGAATATTGCCGCTTCTTTTCCGCCATGATGATTTCCTCCGCAAAAACAAAAAAGCCCCGCGCAGACATCCATCCACGCAGGGCTAGGAATAACTATGAGTATTTAGAAAACAGCTGCTGTCTGCAAAACGACCGGCACCACCGTACCGAGCACCAAAGTCAGCGTCATCATGACCGCCATGACGAGCGAAGCAGCTTTCTGAGCTTTCTTCCGATTCCGCATCTTTTGTACCTCTTTTCGAGAAGAATCAAGCCGCAGAGAACGAATCCCTGCGGCTTACATACTAAATCACCTTATATTCTCCATTGTATCCAATTCGCACGAATGTGCAACTGCCAAGCGACGAACACGAAAATTTTCAGTCTCCGGGCTTGCCGCCTTCCTTTCTGCAGCCCGTTAGCAGCCTACCGAGCGGCAGAAGCTAAATTTCCTGGCGCGACGCCTATCCCAATCTGCTTCGTCCAGAACGGAAACAAGGCGAACCCCTTCCCGCGCCATTCGTTCTTGTATCCTCGTGTATTTTTTTGTATCTTTTTGTTGTTTTTCTTATTGCAATTCTATTTGCCTCCCTGTATAATAGTTACAGAATGATACACAAAGCTACAAAATGATACACGCGAAAGGAGCCGCTATATGTTCTCTGTCAAGCTGAACGCCCCTGTCCTGCTTCGCATGCAGCTGCCGATGGTTGCCAAGGCATTGCATGTTGATGAGAAGGTCCTTGACGATTTTCTATCCGTTTCGGCTTTCTATGGAGTTAAAGATGGCAAAGGTACGATTGTCCCGATAAAGAAAACGAATACCATTGTCCATATCGATTACAAGGCATATGATAGCTACTACTTTGTCGTCGATGCTATCCTGCAATACGCCAAAGACATCGATACCTCTGTTACTCTACCTGTCATCACTGAAATCGAACTCGGTACAGATGTTTTCAAGAAGATGGCTCCTGACCAGCTTTCAGATATTGTATATCTGGCAAAACTGCTCCGCGACAGCAACGACCGCATTCCAAGGCTAAAAGAGTTGAATGCGCCGTACATTCTTGTTGCCAGCGAGTGCGCACACCTGTGCAAAAAGGTGGAGTGCCTTGAAGACAACGCACACATGCCGTCCCCCTCCAAAGACTTAGACGGACATGTATATGCTTCCTTGCATGATATCGGTTATTCGATTCTTGACGGCTGGCTGAACAAGGATGACAGTTCCGAGTATAATGATAAGGAGAATGCGGGATATGACCCCGATAAGCTGGCGGCGCTCGTCAAGAAAGCCATCGGTACGCGGACACAGGAGCAGTTTTCCCAGACATCGCATCTCGGCCGCGTATATGTGAACCGTCTTGCGAACGGCAAAACACAGTCTCAGCCTACCGAGGTTACCTTGAAGAAAATCGCCAAGGCAACGGATGCCGTGACGGAAAACGAGCTTCGTCAGGCATGCGGTTATGAGCCGCTTCCGGGTGAGGATGTCGTGGAGTCTCAGAAACGCATCGAAACCGTGGACGACTACACATGGATTCACGAGAACGTCAATTATTTCCTTGAATTCCTGAAAGCGCAGATTCCGATGGCGTTGCCGCTGTATAATCTCGTCATCCTCGAGAATCAGTACATGAGCATCCACAAGGACGGCTATGACCTTTTCGGTATTCATCGCTGCTCGGCTCCCGTCGAGTATTCTGAGGACGGTACTGTTGCGAATGTCATTTACCCCGTTACTTTCGATTTGACAAATTTTCAGCGTGGCATCCGCCTTTCTGTGGCCGTCGGGCTCTTGGGTCATTACAGCAAAAACAATGAGCTGTACATTACCGACTACATCACCGATGTCGATGCACTGTACAAGTATGCACCCTTCTTGCGCAAGGCTATCGACAAAGTAGGAGAGAATTTCAGGGAAAGCGGTATAGATATTCAAGACTTCCCGGTATTCTACTATACTATAAACCTGAAGAAGGCATTTACAACAAAGCATGTCTTTGCGAAAATGGAGAAGTTTCTGACCAGTCTTGTGAAAGTTCGTGTGGATGCACTCGGATTCTATGCTGACAACCTGAGCGACGAGACCTTCATCAAGTTCCTTAAAAACCATAAGAAGGTCATGACGAACGAGTACGCCGACAACGAAATCAAGGATTTCTACGAGAATGTTGTTGTACGGCATGGCGACATCGAGGACTTCTTTGCGGAGAACTCGGACTATAACAGTAAAGCCGCTATCGTCGCCTATGTCATCCAGAATGAGGCTTCGGACGATACCCCCCGCCGTCTGGTAGACGGATTCACCTTTGACGATGACGACAAGGAAGATAGACCCTGTGTTGCCGCCTCGAAGCGGAAAATCGAAGCATGGCAGAAAGAGCATCCCGGTAATGGCTTTAACCTGAAAGTGTTCTCTGACACTCTGAAAAAGTATGCCGATGAGTTGGGCTTAGAGTTCGGTGACGTATACTACTATCTGGTTGTCGAGGATGACAAGGCTGACGAGATGGGCGTTCGCGTCTAATACTTAACCTATAGCCTCTGACTATCCCAGACAAAATACAATGCTGCTACCCATTATCTGGGCGGCAGCATTTTTGTTTTCCGTTCTGAACATGCATTATCCCGCACTGGCATCCGCACCGGGGGCCTTTCTGCTGGGGTTCCGGTGAGTACCCTGCTTGCTGACGGCAGGCGGCAAGTAGTGCCGGTGCTCTGTTGGCCCTGCGGAAATTCGGGCAAAAAGAAAACGAGAACTGCGCCAGTAGCGGAGTCCTCGCAAAAGATAATTCTTTTTGATTACATTGTCAGTATACCTCGAGCCGCACGGATGTGCAAGAGGTCATTTGCGATTCTTTTGGGCAGGTTTCTGGCATCCTAAGCGCACCGCTTTGCAGTAGATGGCAGTGCTTGTTCGCTTCAGAGCTTTCTGCAGAGATTCGCTCGCACCTTCCACTGGAAAGCGTTCCCGGAGCACCTTTTCCTCATCAGCTGTCCAATTCGAGCGTTTCTGGCACACAAGACCCATGATGCTCGTATGGTTCAAGACAGAAGCGCGGCTGCGGTTGAGGTCTTTCAGAAGACTCTCGCTTGCACCTTCCCAAGGATACCTCTCAATGAGAATATCCTCCTCTTCCTTGGTCCACCGGCGTCTATTTTCGTATCGGAGCCCCAATGCGTTAGCCTTGATACCGATGAGATAGGCACTGCGCTGAAACAGTTGCACCAGTTCCTGGCTTGCCCCCTCCTTCGGGTATCGCTCAGCCAGAATCTGCAACTCTTCTTCGGTCCAATAATGCCTCGTGCCGGGAATACCGAGCAGGTGTGCCTTGTTTTTGATAGTCGTGGCGCTTCTGCCGAGCAGTTTCTGGAGGTCTTCGCTGGCACCCTCATTCGGATACCGCGCTCTCAGAATCTCGATGTCCTCGTCTGTGAATCTCTTTCGTTTTACATTGCGAAGCCCAATCTGCTGCGCCTTAAAATGAATCGCCTGCTTTGTGCGGTTCAGAATCTTTTCGAGCGCATCGCTCGCGCCCTCGTTCGGATACCGCTGGTTCATAATCGCTAATTCTTCTGCTGTCCAGGGTTTTGCCATGGTCTTACACCTCTTTCATTTGTTGGCAACAAAAAAAGAGCAGACGCACCACTGGGGTGAATCTGCTCTTTTTCGTCAGAATGTGAATTGTACGGAAGTTTTTATTTTGCTGCTATCTATCGTACAATTATCAGTGTACGCCATTCGCACAGCCTGGCAAGAGGAAACTGTGCTCAAAACGAAACGGCGATGGCTGCGCTGCAATGTTTAGTCGTCGTATATCGGTATGCCGATATAGTGCGGGCGTACCCATTTTTTTGAGCGTGGCGAAGAAAACTCTCAGCATTGTGTACGAGCCGTTAGTCTTGTCCGTTTTGCGCCCTTGCACATTTTTCCAACGAGTTTCTGCTGAAATCCGCACTTTTTCCAGCGAGTTTTTGGTTGAACCCTATGTTTTTCTGTGGATGAGCCTATTGAGAGAAATTTTCCGCACCACTTTTTTAAAAAATCGCATGTCGTTGACACAACCCAGGCAAGGGCAAACTGTGTTCAGAACGAAAATAGCGAGACCCACGCTTTGTGCGCATCTTGTGTATGGATTGCAACAAGCCGATGCAATCCCAATAATAGCAAACTCCGGGAGCAATACAGCCCCCGGAGCTTATTTGATGTCACCTTTTAAAAAAGATTATTTAGATTGTGCGGCAGACACCTTGAGCAAAACCAGCCTGTCGGAACAATGCATCGGAACAATGTCGATTTGGTTTTGATATTGTTCCGCATATCGTTCCGAGCCTATCCCCCACAAACAAAAAAGCCCTGCACACACCAAAGCAGCATGTGCAGGGTCATTCTTTTATCCGAGAGGCCTCTCCAACACTTCAAGGATGTAGGTGAAGAAATAGAACGCGAGGTTTCCGATTTTATCGGAGTCGTGCTCGACATTTGCCATGATACGGCTCAAAGACCCGTTTTTCAGGGACTTCATGGCAGCATAGACGAGCAGATAGATGTTTACATAGGTCATCTGCTCCTTGGGCTTGTAGCCCTCGAACGCTTTCAGCTGGCACTCTCTGGAAATCTTCTGAGCCAGCGAATACCAGCTGCGCAGATAAAACCGTCCTCCCTCTTGGTTCATCTCCTGCTGTACTCGGACCTGATATTTCTGATAGTTGTTGTTGACGACCTCGGCGAACTCCGTATCCTTGAACTTATTCTGGTGGTAGTACAGCCACAGAGTCGAGTTTGCCAAGTCCATGCACGCCGCAGCCAGAAGCTGCGCCTTGTCATCTTCCAGCGGCACAGTATGCGTCACGGACTCCTCTAAAGACTTGCCGTTGAACAAGTCTACATGCTTATAGGAATCCTTGCCGGCCTTTACTGTCGTATCGATGAATTCCTTGAAATCCTCGACCAGTGCCACATACGCCTGATACTGAATGTCCTCGGTAGAATCCTGAGTATCTTCAACGAAATTTTGCTCGTTCATAGTGTTATCCTTTCTCTGCTCGACAGTCGTTCTCAGCGGCAATACCGCTTGCCTGTATACTTCATGGTACGCAATTCGCACGAATGAGCAACTATTTCTACAAAATTAAAAGGCAAGCTCAGAAAAGAACCTGCCATGCGTATTAGAGGTTAAAGATTCCCAGCCAGCGCCGAAACTTGATACCGAACAATTCCTGTGCCTGCTCGTAGTTCATGATAAGCTGGTTGCCGCCCGAAATCTCTGCTTCAAGGGAGTTTGGCAGCTCGTCCGCAATGTATTTCAGTTCGTACCACGGTCCATCCGGCGGATAGGAGTAAATGAGCCGGTTCTGCTTCTTATCAACCCGGAACTTGCTCGGGTCTGCCTGCCATGCCAGTTCGATTTTCTCAATCGCAGCACGGCCAATGCTCTCATCACCCATGTAGTCGTTGTAATACAGGATGCGCACATAGTCCGGCAAATCGATTCCGCAAGCCTCGAAGATATCTGCAATGACACTGGACGAAGCGTGGAAGATATCCGGGAAGTATTCCTTGCCATTCGCATTCTCACGCATTTCTGTCGTCATCTCATCGATGCAAACAAGCATCCGGCGGACATATTCGCCATAGAACGCGGTTGTCAGCTCCGACATACTCTCATTCACACGCTTCGAGTTCTTGGCACCGCGCTCATTGTCGATTTTAGCACCGATTCGACAGATGATAGCGCGTTTCGAGAGGTCTTTCGTCAGCGAGGTGATTTTATTCGATGTGATAGATACAGCAGGATAGTTCACGAGCCTATCAGAGATTCCCCATTCATCGTTCTTGATTACCCGTTCTGAATGGTTCTGGAACTGGGTCTTGGCGAGGTCATCGATGTTCAGAGGCAGTCCCTCACATACTCGTTTGAGGCCGTCGATTCTTGTGGCTGTAAAATCCTCAGTAGTGTTCATCTTGACGGTCTCGCCACACATGAGTTTGACAAGGAACTTGATAAAGGTCGTCTTGCCGCCGTTTGAGTCGCCGTATATAACGCCATACATCGGGAACAGTTTGGTGTCGTAATTGTTCCTTGATGCAAAATACCGTAGATACGCCATGAACGGAGTAGCCAGATACCAGGTCATGTACTTAAAGTAGTCTTTCTTAGCCTGCTCGACATCGCCGTAAAAGTAGTCCATGCCTGAGAAGAACTTCTGGATGCTCTTGATGTTCTTTGCCACCTCGCTGAGATTCGGATTGAGGTCGATATTCTCGTCGTTGAAGGTCATGGTCCCGGCATCATAGTCGATATGCAGTTTCGGAAGCTGCTTAACTGCCTCAGCCGCCACACGACGAACTTCTGTATACCTTTTTGTAAAAACGCGCATCGGTTCCGCTGCCACCACAATACGATTCGCCTGTACCGGCATCTTAGGCATAATCGGCTTGACGAGCTCCTGCATCTTCTTGACATCGGCGACTATCTCGTATTCCACCTCGTCCTCAGGCTGCGCCTGTTCCAAAAAGATAAGCTTCTGCTTTTCAATGGATTGGAAGACGGGTACTTCTTTGATGTTCTCTTTCAGATAATCTTTCTGGTTCATTGTGTTCACGACTGCCTTATAGGAGACATTGTCGGAGCAGGTCTCCTTGAATGTCTCGAACAAGACCTTATAATGCGAAAATGCCGCCTCGTCATCAAAGCAAACGATATTTTCTCGCTGAATGCCGCAAAACGCCGATGCCGACATATTCGCACTGCCGGTGATGACTCGGACCCGCTTATGGTCAGCACTCTCCAAGATAAAGATTTTCTCGTGCGATTTCGTGTCCCGCGATACATACAGCTGCAAGGACCCGTCATAGAGCCGGTTTGCGAGGTTCCCTGCCGACTTAGACTTAGCGAGCCGCTGCACGCTGTCGATTTGCACCGACATGATGGCAGCGATGTCGCTGGCGATGATTTTCTCGCAGCCGAACACAACTTCCGCATACGAGAACTTGTTGATGACCTTATTCACAAACTCGATACCGGACGAAAAAGTGATAGCATAGAGTCTGTCGAACCCGTCAAACAACTCTTCCCAATTCGTTTCGACCGTATCAGCATATACCGCCTTCACAACATTCAGCGCCTGCGTGGAGATGCTCGCCTTTGCCTTCGTGGTCTTGTTCGCCACGAGTTTGAAAGGTTTATCCGCCGGCCCTTCACTGTCCCCCGTATCCTCGCTGGGGTCCAAGAGTTCTTCCGGGCCTTCCTCGGTGTATTCGGGGCTTTCCGATGCCATCATGTCCATGAGCGACATCTGATTTTCCAAGTCGTTTGCTTTCCTTCGTGCCATTTTGTGCCTATCCTTCCTAAACAGATTTGGGTCATTTCTTTTGGTCGGGTATATAAGCGAGCAGTTACTTTTTTAGCAACTAATCATTCATTCATGTTTTTTGTTTTTTTGATTAAGTCTGATTTAGGTATTCCTAGTTTCATTCTACCACTTTAGCTGTCCCATTGTCCGGACTTTAAACTACTCGGCGCAAGTTTTATCCGCATCAGCCGGATTTCATTCGTCTTTTCTTGTATCCTCTTCGCCTTTCGTTTAATTTCGTGTTGTTTCATGAATACAAAAAACAGCCGCCATATTTATAGCAAATACATCCTTGCATCGCTCTTTTTGTTCTCCAATTCCCATTGTATGCAATTCGCACGGCTGTGCAACTGCCCGTAGAATATCAAACTGCTGGAAATCATACCGCAGAATATCAAACTGCTGGTAAAATCGGCTAGCTTCGCCACTGAATCGCTGTATTCACAAAACAAAAAGCCGTCCACCCAAAAAGGTGAACGGCATATATTTTTGCAGGATGGTTATGCTTGCGCTGCTTCGGTTTTTCTGCCATTGTACAAGGCGGCAACCATATCGACCACCTCATCCATCGAGCGGCACTGGTAGCTGATGACCGTACCGTTTCCGACCAGCATGTTACCGCTGCGCCAGAATGCCTTCGAGTCAGTTGTATAAATGATGCTGCTCTCCACACGAAGCTCCACACCGCTGTTCGTCATGACCGTTTGCATTGTTGTACCTCCTAAAATCTTCGACCACCGTACAGCCCCACGACCGTACCCAGTGCTTCGTCTTTCGACTGACAGTTGTAGCTGATGACTTTGCCGCTGCAGGTCAACATCAGGCCGCAGAGGTTGTAGGTCTTGCCGTCCGATGCAATGAAGAGATTGCCGCAGCAATTTACCGTCACACCGGATTTCTTCTACACTACCATGCTCTCACCGCCTTTATTGGTTTTGTTTGTCTTGCGCTGTTTCCCTTTAGCCCGCCGTACTTTGCCAAGACGAGGCACAGGGCGTCTCGAATAGTCTCGGCATGCCCATAGACATGCCCATCGTCACCAATGACTTTTGCCCCTTGCAGCCAGTAGGATGTATCGTCCGAGGCAAAGACCGTGTTGCCATTGAGGACCAGCGTTACGCCTGATGCAGTTTCGATTTTTGCTATGCTCATATTCGTTTTGCCGCTTTCCTGCGCTGTTTTTCTTCGATTTTGTATATTTCACGGTTTGTTTTCTGAACTTCAGTCGTATCTGATTTTTCGCTTTCATGCCGCCTATTGTGTTCTAAAACCGCTCTCGCAAAATCCATCTGTTCTTTTTTCGTTTGTCATTGCCCCTTTTTTGTTCGGCTCAGCCAAAATCAACACTATGCCGTCCGGCGTATAAGCCGTTTCCGTAAGCTTTATTGACGGCCTTTTTGAGCTCCTCCTGAAACTCCTGCTCTTCCATCTCGTTTTCGCGGAATGCTTCCGCGAACGCCTTGTACAAGTCGTATGTCTCTTTTGCAGGATTGAACGGTGCAGTCCTGTAATATTCTGTTTTGACATTCTCCCCACAGCTAAAGCAGGGGGATTCCTGCATCAACCACCACTGCGCAGCAACCGAAGCTGTTGCGTCTTACACGATGTCAGACAGGCGTTACTTCCCGTGTGCCCCACGGTACGGTATGTATTAGTTTAAGCGGACTTTTCAAGCCCTTTACGCAAAATGTTAATGGCAGCGTTCTTGTCACGGTCATGAACCGTGTGACAAGACGGGCATTCCCATTGACGGATGCTGAGTTTCTTAACAGCTACATTCTTATAACCGCAGCAACTGCATGTTTGGCTGCTTGGATAGAATGTAGGTACACGAATTACTGTACAACCGTACCAATAGGCTTTGTACTCCAGCATGCTAAAGAAAGACGACCACGAAACACTGGAAATAGCTCTTGCAAGTTTATGATTGTGAAGCATTCCCTTTATATTAAGGTCTTCGATGCAGATGGTTTGATTTTCACGCACCAGCATAGTAGACTGTTTTTGAAGGAAATCGTTTCGTTGATTAGCAATCTTTTCGTGGGTGGCAGCGACTCTTATGCGCTGCTTTTCACGATTATGTGAGCCTTTCTGTTTGCGAGCCAAACGCCGCTGTTCGCGAACAAGTTTTTTGGCTTTCTTCTCCAAGTATTTGGGGTTATTAACCACAGTGCCGTTACTATCGGAATAGAATTCTTTGAGTCCGACATCAATGCCTACTACACAACCGTTGTTTGGCATAGGCTGAGGGTCATATTCCACATTAAGAACCACGAAATATTTACCGGTGGCTGTACGCACTACCGTTGCGTTGTGAATCGCACCAATCTCCATAGACTGATGAACTTTTACCCAGCCGATTTTCGGTAAGCGAATACGCTTATTAGAAATGCGTATACCGTTACCAATATTGAGTGTGCGGTATGATTGTTTGGCGCTTTTTTTGCTTTTGAATTTTGGATGTGCAGTTCTATGCTCAAAGAAGTTTGTGTATCCGGTGTCAAGGTTTCGCAGCGCTTGCTGCAAAGCAATGGAATCCACCTCTTTGAGAAACGCGTAGTTCACATCCTGCTTGAGCGCTGTCAGCATAGCAGAAGTTTGCTTGTAGCCACACTTCTCCCCGCTTTTGAAGGCGTCTTCCCGCATAGCAAGGCCCTTGTTGTAAATGAGCCTGCTGCAACCGAGAGTACGGTCAATCAGATTACTTTGCTCCCGGTTTGGGTAGATTCTAAATTTCACACCCTTTTGAAATGTCATTTTTATTTTACCCTTTTAGCAAAAACTTGGTTTCACTGCGCCTTATGTCCCCATAGCTAAAGCAAGGGGTTTTACGGCGCTTGCGATAAACCATTTCTTACCGTCGAAGCTTGACAGATAAAATCTGGTGTTTGGAATTGGAATGCTTCCTATCATGCTGCTCACCATCCTCCACGACTAAGGCGAACCCACTCAGTTTTTGTGGTGTGATTAGTATGAGCATATACTTCATACTGCAGCTTGCGCTCATACTCTGCTCTTGACGCTTGTTCTTCCTTCAGCTCCTTGACCGTGGCGAGCAGCTTATCTTCTTTGCCTTTCGCTTCGCCTTTGGCAAAAGCTGCTTTTTCGGCCTCGTCGATGCGCTGGTATCTGCTCTTTCGTTCCTTTTCGATATAAAGCAGGCCATTGGCTACTGCATCAAGGAACGCTTGCATCTCAGATTCCGGGATAGGTTCTTGGCTTTCTCTGCTTTTGGATATACAGCAAAAGCCCTCATCGTCGTAATGGATGAAATAGGGAGAGTTCGGGACCTGTTGTACTCGCATAGTGCTATCCCACCTTCCGTTCTGAAAGACGATTTGCCGGGACTGTTTCCCGTTGCCCGCTGCTCGCCGCGTGGAGGCTGTCTTTTTGAGCAGCTGCGCGGATAAAACCGCGCTTTTGGATTACATCTCCGCGTTAAACAAGTTGCGGAGCTTGTAGGTGATATCCTCGCTGTTGCCGACGATAGCTGCCGCCTCATTGATAGAAGCGAGCTCCGAAAGACTATCCGCTGCATAGTTGTAGCTGATGGTATAAATCGGGATATCCATACCGGCAATGATGTTCTTCGTATCGGAGAAGTCATAACCGGTATTGTTGTCACCGTCCGTGAGCACAAAGATGATGGGCGTGCAATTCCCACCCAGTTCCTGAGATTTTTTGTAGATGCAGTCTATAGCAACGCAAAGACCGTTGTACATTGCGGTGCTGCCGTTCGCGTCGAGGGAGTTCACGGCACCCTTGTACAGGGTTTTCTGGGTCAGGGAGAACTGGTCGATGGGCAGGTATTCCCTGACATCCGAATCAAAGCCAATAATGCCAATATAGTTGTCGTCATTGATATACTGGATGGTGTTTATCATCGCGGTTTTCAGGGCATTCAGGGGTTCGCCGCGCATCGAGCCGGAAGTATCGACAACGAACTCCGCCACGATAGGAATACCGGAATCTTTCTCTTCCTTCCAGACACTTTGAGCCTGTGCTATTGTATTGCCGTCGTATGACTTGCCTGTATAAGCATAGTCGTCGAGGCCATTGAACCCGTCCTTCGTCGCCTCTGCCTGGTTCTGAGCGCAGAATGAAACGAAGGCAGCAATAACTTCCTTCTTCTCCGCAGAGACATTCCCGATGGAATACAGAGGGTTATCGTGCCTGACACCGAACGGGATGAACTCGTAGTTGCGCTGCAAGGTCGGGTCATTCTGGTAGGACTGATACTCCATCACGACACCGTCCACGATACCCTTGTCCGCCGACTGGACCATTTGCTGGGTGGTGAAGGATACGAGAGGGACGTTCGCTTGAAATTTCTGAAAATTCTCGACAGCAGCCGTATCGACAATCGTGTCGCTGCCGCTGCTTGCAAGGGCCGCAAGCAGGAAGTTGAGACCCGTTGCACTCGTATAGGGGTTCGAGTATCCCATCATAAGTTTGCCATCGATGGTTGCGTTCAGAACGGAAGAAACAGACGCTTCACCGTATTCAGAGCGGAGCATATCCCCTGTCTTCTTAGATACAAGAATACCCGCCACATTGCCGACCAGACGGTCAGACTCAACGGTCAACTCCACGCCCTCGTTCTTCACCAACTCGCCAAAGAGCGTGTTTGAAGGGGTATAGCACTCAGGCTGATACTTTCCCGTCGAGATGTACTCAGCCGCTGTGCCGGACGGAACGGAGCGCAGAGAGACGCTCATAGTCTTGTCCCCGGAAGTCTTGTTGTGCTGGGCGTTGAACTTCTTTGCCATGCTGGTTAAGAAGGAATCAGAGCCGGACTCTGCTGCCTTTTCGCCGGAAGAGAAGATTTCAATATCCACATCACCGTTTCCCTCTACCACAAACGGGTAGGATGAGTCGATATCCGGCAATTCATCTTTCGCGTCCAAAAACTCCGATACATCGAGCTGCTGCGGGTTTACAGATACTTCCTGTACCCCGATGCGTTTCATCTTTCCGCTCAAATCCGCATACGCCTGCTCCGTTGTCATCGTATTGGTGCTGATATTCGAGTCCCGCATCACCGTCTGGGAGAACACCGCCAATACCACGCCAACGACCGCTAAGGTCGCTACTATCGGGAACATACCTTTTCTTGTCATGGTCAATTACCTCGATTCAAAGTATCATATCGTTTCAAAGCCTCGCGGCTGATTTCCTCGTCCTGTTCAAGGTCTTGATTCGTCTTAGTGATGACATCATCGAGTCTTGACATTGCCAGGACCACATCGGTATCCCACGGATTCTGTGCTGAGCGCTGATTGAGTGCATAGGCAAGAGAATCTAATCGCAGGATAAGACGCTCATTATCATGGACCACATTGTTTATCGTCTTGATGATACCGGCGTATATCTCCTGCTTCTTTTTAGCGGTATCGGTATCTCCGAACGAGATAATGCCTTGTTGGAAAGCTTTGTATTCTGTCTCATCGAACATCGATGCCGAACGAATAGCGTCATCCAGACGGTCATAGAATATTCGTTCTGCCGACGCCAACAGCGTCAGGCACTTCGCCTGCTCTCCGGAAGTCTTGCTGTCCTGCGTCATGCTGTACGCCACCGCCATCTTTTGTCCGAACCGCATGACCTGATACAGCATCTGGTTGGCCTGGTCTGAGAACACAGCTTTCGTTTTTACGGTCGCGTAAATTTTCTCTGCATAGGCTTCTTCTCGGTTTACGAGCTTATCCTGCGCAGGCTTTTCCGATTCGCGCCGTTTCTCCCTGTATCTGAATACAAAGTACCCGCACAGGAGCAAAAACAGCACTGGTGCCGCGTATTTTGCCAGAAGCACAAAGAACAGCGGTGCGCCGTGCATATACTCAATCGCATAGTAGGTATGGATATACGCCTCGACCATATACACGGCAGCTGCTGCTATGATAAGTACGCATATACAAAACATCTCTGCCCCTCACCCTTTCTTCCGCAGACAATCCTCACATACGGTTCGGAAACAGTCTGCGGATGGTCTCTCGTGTTTCGGAAGCGGCTTTACCGCCTGTATATGAAGTTTCGCGCCTTGTTCCGGAGTCCTGCCGCAGACAACACACCGAAACCTGTCACGCTGCAAGACTTCGTACTTGATTTGCGAGGATGCCTGCCTCCGCTCGTTTTCCCGCTGCTGACGTTCCCGTTCGTGTGCCTTAGCGAGTCTTACGAATTCCTTAGCTTCTGCCATCGAATAGGTCTTAGACTCCTCCATCGGCTTGCCCTTATGCGGGACATACTGCTTCACCGCAATGAAGGTCGTCTCGGTCACGGGAGTGCCGAACACCGCTGCATTGACCAGTTTCTTCTCATAGTGCTTATACAGCCAGAAAGGGATTCTTCTTCCGCAATCATCGTCCTTCTCGGTCCAGTTAGGGATGCTTTTAAGTTCTTCCTTATATGCCGCAAACTGAATTACATTCGATTGCGCCCATCCGAAAACCTCCTCAAACTGGGGAATCTTTTTCCGAACAGTGCTCATGAACAGCTTATCGATGGAAGTGCCCTTATACTCTTCAAGGGATTCGAGCGGGTATTCAAGGCGGATTTCTTCGTCCACATCATAGAACTCATATCCCTGATTTACTTCCTCAACGCCCGCCAGAATCTCGCTGGTATTGCGCACATCCTTCTTGGCGGCAGAAACGATGAACAGCCATATACCGGCCAAAACAGCCAATGCGACAACAATTACCACGGCAATCGTTACCGGCGACATTACTGCTATCTGGTCCTCTACCCAAAATGAAAACTCTTCCGGCATATCAATCAGCCAATCTATGAAATTCATCGGTTTACCGTACATTTGTGATTCCTCCAAAATTCCAGAACTATCTGGAAAATCTCTTTCTGATAATTTCTGTGCGGACAATACCGCTATGACTGCCCTTGATTTTCATTATCTGCAATTCGCACAAATCGGCAACTTTTTCGCGTAAAAACAAAAAAAGCAGCCATCCGAGATGGATGACTGCAAAAAATATCAGTGAATTTCGGAAAAATGTTGCAAACGGCCTTGCAAAACCTTGGAAAAATGTCGCAGTGCTTAGAAATGTGCCTGGTCAATGCTGTTTTTCGTTAGAGTACGGAGATGACAGAAGAGCGCTCGTGTCGAGCACATAAAATTTTTCTGAGATTCGCACCTATCGTTTCAGGTGTTTTCTCGGATGGTATCGAGGATGTCCTTCTTTGTGCCGCGCACCGAACAACCATTATCCTCAAATGCCGAAAACAGCGTTTGTACGAATTTCTCATTCTCTTCTTTCGAAATGTCCGGCATCCAGAAAGAGTAGTCATCATCGCCGTACCTGAAGACGATACCTTCAATTTTCGGGTTCTTGCTCATAGTGTCTCCTTTCTTTCCGTTCTGAGTATTCATTTAGCATACACGCTCGCAGCCATTACTCCAACAGTGATAATACCGGTCACGAACAGAAGCATACAGACGAACATTACGCCGAATGAAAGCGTGATGTATGAGATTTGTTCGACCATGCTCAGCAGACGAATTTTATCCGTTAATTCGTCAATTTCATCTACATCCGCCAACTGCTTCTGACGTTCTTCCGCCATGACCAATGCCTCATAAGCACCGCCGAAACTGAATTCATCGTCCGACAGCGGCTTGCTTTTGGTCTGCATCATGAGGTCAATCAGTTTTTCTTCGAGTTCCGCTTCCTTTGCGCATTTTTCCGCATCTTTCTCATCCAGCATCTTGCCCGACACCTTGTAGCAAATGAACGATGCAATGCAAAGCAGCGCTGCACTGACAAGCGAGAAAACGAAAATCATGATTCCACCTCAAAAGGAAGTTGCTCGAACGGCAGCGTCAAGTAGTCATACAGGGATTCGGCGGTAGGCATGTCGTAGCGCATCCGGCGACCATCTTCGAGGTCGAACCAGATACATTTGCGAACATCCTCATACAGCCACCACTCAATGGTGTTCGCCTTGTCGTCCAGTTCTTCTTTGAGGATGCGGAGCAATGCAGCAAGATACAGATTGTCGGCATCGAACACTACCGCCGAGTCGCAGATTTTGCCGAGCGCATGGTCGAATTCCGAGATTTTCCGGTCTTGCTCTTGAATGTCGGCAATCGTCTTGCAAAAAAGTTCCTTGGATATCATTATTCTCTCTCCCATACAAAAAAGAGCCCCACCAATGACTGGTGAGGCTTTGCATATCAGTAGCGATAATATCTCGGCACGATTTTGCCCTTGTCGTCATCCATAATCATGGCTGCAAAGGTCTCCATCTCTGCCGGGGTGAACTCGGCGGTATAGTCGAGCGTGGTGTCGAGTTCTTTGGCGACATCCGACATTGCCTGCAGAAACGCAGCAAACGCCGGGACCTCCTTGTCGGTCAGCGTCACGCCGGTGCAGATGGACAGGTAATCCTCCCCCACATCCGCAACATCGTCCTCTTCCCGACCAAAGACACCATGCACGGACTCGATAGCGGCGAGCATCTTGTCTACCTGTGCGGCAGTGAACGGCGTATCGGGTTCGAGCGACATCTCGAAGGTGTAACAGAACCACTTGTGGATGTCCTTGACCGCCGATTCCGGCACATAGTCAGGATTGTCGCAGAGTTCCTTGCCATCGAAGGACAGCATGACAACATTGCTCTCCACATCGTAGTATTCAAGGCCCTTGTAGCGAACCGCCTCGCAGCCGTATTCCTGCAATACCTCGCTCCAGAAATTGTAGCCGTAGAAGTTCTCTGTGCTGAAATAGTGAATCATCTCATAGGACAGGAACACCTCAACATCTACATCCGTCACCAACCGGTCAAGGATTGCGGACATTTCAGGCGTGTGCTGCCAGTCGGTATCAAGACCCGTCAGACCCACGCCGCCGGTCTTATCCTGAACAAACAACGCCGTCTTGCCATCGACCTTGATGCTCAGCTTATTCATCGACAGGGATTCGATGCTGGCGGAATTGATGAATTGAAGCAGGTAATGTGCGAGGCAGCTGCGAATATCGTCCGCGTTGCTGTCCCCTTTCCGAATCGTGATGCGCTCGATAGCGACCAACTCAGTGCTCATGGTGTTCTCCTTTTTCTGTAAGCGGCAAGACTTATCCTGCACAGCTAATGTTATGATTTTATTCGATTTTAGGTGGTATTAAATCGAGTACCAGTAACTGACAGCCAGCTTGACAAGCACATATACGCCTGCGAGATTTTCTGCAATTTTGCAGAGGTATGTCATGATGCTGAACTTCGTCAGCCCTCTCCGCTTGAGCCCGAACATTGCCACGATGGACGCAGTAAGAAGGAACGCGATGGACATCATAGCCTGAACGCCGACCAGTATAAAGACATTAAGGCTGAACTGCACCATGTACTGCGCCTGCACATTTTCGATGCCTTGAAGATGTAAGGCGAGTTCCTCGAAAACAAATGCAATTCCGGTACAAATTGCGATTACGAGAAGAGTCTGATTCAACACATCGTCGATGACAGAAGACGGCTTCCCGCTTTCAAATTGCCGGATAGCCGCCGTTGCTTTCTTTCCGAACTTATAATCGTACACAGCGTTTCCAGCAAACAGCGCAGCCGACGACAGCATCAGTCCCGCCGTACAGACATTCACTATATCCATACTGTCACCCTGTAGATTCATCAGAACGAAAACTTGCACTCACGGCGTTCGCGGCCGTTTCCGCCCCAGTAGTGACGCCAGCGCGGTGCTTTCCCGTCCCCCTCATTCTTGTACTTCTCTGCCACATGGTCTCCTACCGTAAAGACCTTGACATTGACCCTTTGTGCCTTGCCCTTGAACATAAACGGCTGACGGTCATCTTTCTTGATAGGATTGAGGTGTACATCGGAACCTTTGCTGGCGAGGTAGTAGGCGCAGAGCATCGCAAGGCGGACATACGGCGTACCCTCGTTGTAGACGGGAGGAATCTCCTCCATCGTATCGGGGACCGCCACATCGGTGGTAGAGCGCTGATTCGCAGCTTTCTCAATATACTGTTTTGTGCTCCGAGTCGCTTCCGTTAGCGTCTGCCCCTCCTTAATCCAGGCGGGCAGAGACAGGAACGCATAGTTCTCCTTCTCATTCGCAACGCCACCGACCAACACGATGCCGATAAAGGTATCCTTGGTCTTGGGCTCGAACTCGATATGCACGAACATGCCGCAGTAATCTTTGCTGTCATACAGCGGCAGATAGAAGTCCTTGAATGCGAGGCGTTCGAGAATCTCGTGGTGGATGACGATATCGTCCGTATCCATCAGCAGTTCCTGAAAGTCCTTGTCGAAGTCATAGACGACCTTCTCCCGCGCCCAGTTCCCGATGGTGTAGATGGGGAAAACCTGTCCAGCCAACTCCTTATCAAGGCCCGGCTGACGCATCTTCTGCGCAACACGGACACATTGCATCATGGCTTCTTTCGTGTACTCGTCAAGAGTCTTGCCTGCCGGGTCCTGAAAGTCGAAACCGATACGGTTCGAACGGGTAACGGCGTTTGCAACCAATGCGATTCTCAGCTGCTCGTTAGTCATAGTATTTCCTCCGTAATTTATGATATATTGATTTTTTACTTGAAAGCTGTTCGCCAGCAAAAGCTGTTGCCCACTGTCCGCCCCGTGGAGGCCGCTTTGAAAAGACAGTTAGCGGATTTCTCCGCCGTTACGCCTTGATGTGCAGGTGTTCGTTGATTTCTCGCTCAGTCTTGCCCTTAGTGAGGAAAACAGGCTTAACCTTGAACTCCTTGTCCTTTACGAAGCGCTCTAAGCATTCCCATCCCTCGCTATCCGACAACTCGAAACCATACGGGTCAATATTCAGAAACAGCCAGATTGGTTCTGCTTGCGGTTCGCAGCACATCATCCAGACTTTCAGAATTTTCGTAATAGCGGCAATGCCTTTCTTCCACGAGACCGCCATCACGCGGCTAACATCGAAAACCAGAAGCCGGGGTTCCTGCGCATTCTCGACATCGACCTTAACGGTATGTGCAAGGGCAAAGCCTTTCGGAGTGGATTTGTATTGCTTGACCGCCATCGGTACTTGCCCGGGGATGAGCCTGTCGTGGTCTAAAACAAGCACTGCATAGCTGCCGGTAACATCGAACAGGATGATTGTATCGGTGCTTTTCTTCAGAATCCTGGCAAGCTGCTGCTTGCACCACGATGCGTTGATGACCTCGTTTTTGGCTGTCACCAGCGTATACCAGGCGTTAGTTTTGATTATCGGTTGCATATTTTCCTCGCGCTTTGGGGCTTATTCTTTGATTTAATCATTTATTTCCTTTTCGACATCAAAGGTCAAACCACCAAGGAGTGGAACGTTCTTCTATCCCCTGTTCTACTTTTTGCCAAGGCGTTTTGTACTTGCCGTAAACCTGTTCGGTAAGGCGCTTGCTGCATTCATCACACAACGAACCATAGGGCATATCCCATAAGGGCGTTGTGATAAGTTGACCGCAGCAATCACATCTCTTCCCTTCTTCTACTTCCGTAACCTCTTTCATGAAGTTGACTGTCTCTGCATCACCAGTAAAAACCAGTGGTGTCAATTCTGCTTCAGTGCGAACGACACGAAGCAAAGTAAGAGGAGAAGAAAAGTCCCAAGGAATATCGGCGGAACGTAAAGCATCGTAAATGCCGTTTTCTTTTGAATTAGAAACAGAGCGAAGTCGCGAATAGACTTCATCCTCGGTCAAATCCACTTTTGCCATTTCATTCTCCTTTCAGAGAACGAAACACTGTGCGTACTCGGTCGAAGAATCCTTTCTTGGGTGCAGGAGCCTTTTCGCGCTGGCGGTACAACCCGTTCATGGATTCATCCAGATTATTAAGCTGGTCGCTCAGCTCGCGGATGTTTTCTGGCGTAGAGAACTTCTTTACGATGTCCCTGTCGGCCTTTTCTTTGACAACGGCAACCATCTTATCCAATGTTAAATCGCAATATTCATCCGTCCAATCACCGATGAAATAAAAGCGTTCTACCACGGTTCTTGTTGCGGTATCTTGGAAAGTTCCAAAAAGAATGGGGTCTTTTTCTCTTTTGATGGCCTCGACTCTTCGCTCTTCTCGTTTTGTGTAATCCGTGAAGACTACATACATCTTATCGAAAATGCCCTTGCAGCACTCGATTTTCCGAATGATTTCTTCCGGAATCCGCCGCTGATAATTCTCCAGCTCCACAATTTTGACGACCTTGTTGTCTACCATGTGGATAAAATCGTCCACATCACTTTTGTAGACAAAGGTATCAATGCCGAGGTCAAGCAGCTTCTTTTCTCGTGTTATATTGTCGATGTGGAAAAGCAGCTTTTTCTGCGCAGCAATTTGTCCGGAACGCTGATACTCTTCGAGAAGAGCAAGGCAGTTCTCATATAGCTGAGAAAGTCCGTCAGCCGTCATTGTCCGCTTTCGGCTTTTTACCTGTTCGAAATATTCGGCAGGAGAAACGATTGTATTGTTCATGATTTTTTCTCCTCTCTGCCTTATTCGGGCAGCGTATCGCATTTGATGTATTCCTCGCAGTATTCAAGGTTGCATTCTGCATATTTCGGGTCTCCCGTCGCATTGACGATGAATTCGCCGCTCGCCATGTAAAGAGTGTCGTCCCCTAAAGGTGGCGAGGCTTGCAAAATTACCCAAAAGAAAAACCGTGACCACGAACACGCAGCCACGGTATAAAAACTACCAGCCAAAGGCGGTGACCGGCAGGATAGGATGTACAAGCGGGCAGACATGATGGCATATGCAAAAAATCGCACTTAGAAAGGAAGGTTTTCTGTTCGGCGGGAAAGAGAAAGAGGTTCGAGAACCCGCCAGACCCATTTCCGCTTGTACAATTCTTATTCTATGCAATTCGCACAAACACGCAAGCAAAAAAGCAAAAAGAAATCCCCTCGCACCGAATGACCGGTACAAGGGGTTCTCACTTTGATAGAAAGAAGGAAGCTGCATCTCTGCAGCGCAGCACAGCTAAGTGCCGCAACCGTCATTGACGGGTCGAAGGTTTTGGTGTTTACTCTGCACCGGCTTGCAAGGCCATCATCGATGGCACCGTCGAGTCTATACCTCCTGCCTTCTATAGTGTATTATACCACAAATCGCACTTTTTTGCAAGATTTTTCTCAAAATCAGGCTCGTTTTGTACGCGGCTACGCCTCGGCAGCTACGCTTTGACCTTCCCCCGTGCCCCTGAGTTCCAGCAGCTACGCAATTTTCGGAGGAGATGCAGTTTTTGTCCATATTTTCTGTAACTCAATTCCCAAAAGTGTCCGTATTTCCAACTTTTTGGGAATGAGATGGACCAAATCCCTCAACTCATTTGCAGTTTGCCCTCTGCTTTTCCTGTATGGAAAAAGCACCCGAAATGTGGTATAATTAAGGCAAAGAAATTCGTCCAGAGCGGAGATACACACATGACTATCGGAGATATTCTCGTTAATACCAACCGGGCAAACCTCGACAATCTGCTTCCTCTCACGGAAGTGAAAACCAAAAAGGATTTCGCCAAATTCAAGAAGAAGGGCTATACCGTTGGCATGACTGCCGGGGAATTTCAGGAGAAATACCCGCTTCTTCCCATTGAGAACATTTATGCCTCCTACAACATCCTGTCCTCGCTCTATTATTGCGAGCCTCAAAATCCTACCATCCCGATTGTTTTGAATCTTCAGATTTACGGCGACAAGCGCCTATCTGTTGCAAACGAATCGGATGAAGCATTTCAAAATCGGATTCTCTCGATAGCAAAAGCAATTTCTGAGGGGAATGTCAAGCGGATTCGGTCGTATCTCTTTTCTCTCGAAGACAGTTTCAGGGTTTCGGTGCTCTCGCAGTATATCAAGAACGCAGAGCCCTCAACGGAACTGTACGACCTCTTTATGGATTATTACAAATTGACCGATTATGGGTTCACGAATCTAAACGAAGCCGATATACGCAAAGTCCTGTCCGGTAAATCTGAGGAGCAGAAGAAGAAAACTGCTGAAAAGCTTCGGAAGTTCCCGGATACAATTACCGTTTATCGCGGAGAGGGCAGCAAATCAACGCCGTATACGCAGTCTTTCTCGTGGACGGTCAGCTACAAAGCAGCTTGTTTCTTTGCCTGCAGGTTGCCGAGCGCTGAAGACAGCACTATCGTATCGGCAGAGGTATCGAAGGATGATATCATTGAGTTCTTCCCCGAAAGAAATGAGGCTGAAGTTGTCATTTTGCCGTCTGCCGTGAAATCTGTAAAAGTCGATACTCTGTATGGCTTAGAATCTGTCGAAGAAGAAATTCTCGAAATCATGCCCCTGTACCAAGCCGGTCGCGAAGAGATTCGGCATCTGTATGCAGTTCATGGCAAACTCGATGCAAATGAGTCCGGGCACGATGCCCTACACACGCTGCGTGTACTATTCAACGCGCTGCTTCTCGTTGAGATGGATGGCATTATGCTTTCCGAAGAAGAAACGCAGATGCTGATGGATGCTGTCATTTACCACGACATCGGCCGTACGAACGATTACGTTGACGATAGCCATGGCAAGGCATCCCGCGATATTTATGCTGCTGACCGCAAACCCGAAAATCCCGGTACTGGATTTCTCATCGAGTATCATTGCCTCGATGATGCTGTCGCTCGCAGAGATTTGGAGGCCCTTTCTCTGCCGAACATTGACCGCATCTGGCTGCTGTATACGATTCTCAAAGATGCCGATGCGCTTGACCGGGTCCGGTTCGGGCTCAGGTACCTTAATCCTAAATACCTGCGCAACGATACAGCGCATAAAATTCTGCCCGTAGCACAGCTTTGCTTAGAGCACCTAACATTTTAAGGAGTATACATGGCTATCACACCAACCACGGAACAACTCCAAATTGACAATGAATCGCTGCTTCGCGTTGAATACGGCGATACTTGGGACAAGAAATACAGGGACAAGGGTCAGGCTATCTGGACTTTCCAGCGCCGAAACCTTTCGACAGCGTGCGTCGTCGTTTCTCGCTTGCACGGCATCGACTTCGATGCCGCCTCCACCTTTATGTTTCACCTGGCGAACAACGCGGGTGAATGCAAACCCATCGTGGAAGCCGTAAATTCCCAGCTGGAGCTCGCCATCATCAAACCTGACAAGTTCATCAAGGGTCTGCATAAGTTCTTTCAGGAGCTCACAAAGCCTATTAAGAAAGATAAGCAGTATGCGCTCTACTTTAAGACGCTAGCGTACCTGCAGGAATGCACACACAACGGTCTTATAATTGACGGGAAAGTGATGCACAACGAGGCTGTGGTAATATCCGCTACTGACTTCATCATGCAAGGCACTGAGTATCTCAAGAAGCAGGATTTTGATGTAGTGAACATCGTAGTCGGCATCACCACCGAAAACGAACCCATCATTATCCGAGACCCCTATCCTCTTGTAGATGTACCTGCCTATTATGTCGAAGCACTGTATCTCGGCAAACCGTATGACAAAGCTGACCGGAAAATGTCGGATGAAAAGAAGGGGGACATGCTTGCCACATATTATGCGCGATACGGATACAAGAACATTGAGACACTCGATGACAGCATAACCCTGAGTCGGGAGTGCCAACTGTATACCAATACCGTGCTCTCTTTAGCCACCGTTCTGAACGAATACCTCGTGGACATGCTGCCGGACAAACCGTTGATTCGCAATACCCCGTATCAGGCGCAGTGGTGGCCGGTTCCTTTGTCGCATAAGTTTCCCGTCAGCGCCCTCAATGATGCCCTGCACCATCGGCGCAGAACGCTTCCTGCGAACGGTGCGGTTATTCAGTTCGGAAGTCGGCAGATGCTGCGAGAAGTAAAACTGAAAGAAACCTGCCGCGACAACGAAATCATCTGCGTTTACAAAATCAAAACTCCTGATGGAGATGTTTCCGGGTACTACAATACCAACTCCGAGTGGTTTTACTCGATGCTGGACGGTTCTGACTATATGGATTTGCACGACCAAATCACGCACCTTATCCTCTGGCTGTACACTTCCCTTGTCTGTGATGTCCCCGACCTTCTCCCGACGGACGATTCCTTCCGGCGCTCCTTTATCACCCGCGAAGGCGTTCCTACCGACTTGAAATTCTTAACTCTCGGCGGAAAGCCTCGCAATTATCTGAAAAAGGATGATGGTGAAGATAGTACACTCCACATCTTCGACAAGTCAAAGTACGATGCATCCAGCAAAAGCATCAACGGCTTTGTCCGCAAACTTCCTGCCGGACAAAAAGCGAGCGAACGGTCTCTGAAAATTGCAGAAAGCTACGGCTTCGAGTTGCATGAGGATGAGACTTATGTCATGCCGTTTGTGCGCAGACAGTGGCTCAAAAAGAAAACCGAAGAATGATACCAATCAATTTGGTATTTCGACACAGCAAGAGGAGCGTCCGCTAAAGCAGACGCTCCTCTTTGTGTTTCTTATGCTTTTTGTAAGTTTGCAGCTTACTTGCCGCTGCCGTTCAGACGCGGGATGGTCTCAGTCTTTGTTTCATTGCAAACCGTGCAAGTATAGGTCTTGACACCCTCATGCTCAGTGGTAGGCTCGGTGGTAACGACACCGTTATCCCAAGTATGCTCATTGGTCTTGGGCGTGGTGGAGAGAACGGCACTCACTTCACCGCAGACGGTGCAGTAGATTTCGGTGCGACCCTCTTCCTTGCAGGTAGGCTCTATGACACGCTTAGCGGCACGATGACCGGTGGAGTGTACAATGTTGTCCTTGTAGGAGAGGCTGTCATCCTGATTGCACTTATGCATCGTGTAGCCGTCTTCGGTACAAGTCGGCGGAACAACGGTAACGGTGAAGGTGTACTTGGTGGGCAGGACCTTTTCGGTCTTGGTCGCACCGCAGTTCGTGCAATGCAGAGTCTTTTCACCGTACTCTTCATAAGTAGGCGGGGTAGTGATGACGCCCTCATCCCAGATGTGACCTGTACCGCCGTAGTCGTAGGTCATGGTATGGGAAGCATCGCGCTTGCAGTGCATCAGCATGGTGCCCTTCTCGGTGCAGGTAGCCTTTTTCAGGCATTCGGTGTGCTCGGTGTCCCAATCATGGTAACCGATAGCGGGCACAGGCATCAACACTCTTTCGTTGCACCCCTCGTAGCTGCAGTACATCCAACGCTTGCCTTCAGTCAAGCAATAAGGTCCCTCGATGATTTCGCCAAGGCGCGTGTAATCGTGATTATGCACCTTAGCAATATCTTCGGTCTTTGTTGCTTGGCAAACATTGCAGGTGAAGGTCTTGATGCCGGTCTCAGTAGCGGTCGGCTCCTTCGTTACAACGCCCTCATCCCACTGATGCTCGCCGGTGGCAGGAAGGTTACTCACATGCTGCTTATCGTTGCAGCGCTCACAGACATTGTCAACGCTGCCCGAAGCGCCACAGGTAGCGGGAGTAGTGACTTCCTTATACTGATGGCCCAGTGCAGGGACGATGTTGTCCTTGAAGGACTTAGTAGCATCCTCTACGCACTCATGCATGGTATAGCCATCCTTGGTGCAGGTAGGAGCAACCACGGTCTCGTTGTAGGTGTAACCCAGCGCCGGAATGCTCTCAGTGTAGGTATCACCACAGTTGTGGCAGGTGAAGGTCTTGACACCGTTCTCGGTGTAGGTAGGCTCGGTGGTCACAACGCCGTCATCGTAATCGTGACCGGTTGCGGGGATGACCTCGGTGTAGGTATGGCTCATGTCGTTCTGGCAAGTGAAGGTCTTAACACCATCCTCGGTGCAGGTAGGAGCCTTGGTGACAACACCGTTGTCGTACTTGTGGCCCAGAGCCGGGATTTCCTCGGTCTTAGTCTCTGCACAGCCGGTATTCTGGCACTTGAAGGTCTTTACGCCAACTGCCTCGCAGGTAGCAGATGTTGTTACAGTGCCATCATCCCACTTGTGGCCCAGAGCCGGGATTTCCTCGGTCTTAGTCTCACTGCAGCCATTACGGGTGCAGGTATAGGTCTTAACACCAGCTGTCGTACAGGTCGCTGCCGTTGTGACTGTACCAGTATCCCAGGCATGCCCCAGTGCATTCGTATAATCGCGTTTTTCTGTCAGAGCGGAATCCTGGTCGCAGATGTAGATGGTATAGCCCTTCTCTGTGCAGGTAGGCGCTACCGTATTACCCTCATGCCAGGTCTTTTCGACCATCGGGATATCTTCCGTGTATGTAGCACCGCAGGAAGTGCAGGTAAAGGTCTTCGTACCCTTCTCGTAGATGGTAGCAGGCTTTGTGACCTTACCGGCATCGTAGGCGTGCGGCAGTTTTGCCTTGTAATCGCCCTTGTAGGTCAGACCGGGGACTTCATTGCACTCGTAGATGGTATAGCCCTCAGCGGTGCAGGTCGGAGCAACAACGCTCTTAATATGATATGTCTTGTCAAGAGACGGGATTTCCTCGGTGCGCGTCTCATCGCATTCCTTGCACTTGAAGGTCTTGATACCGGTCTCGGTATAAGTAGCAGCCTTCGTAACTGTACCGCCGTCCCAGCTATGTCCCTTTGCCGGAACAAAACGGTCATTGTAGTTCATGCCGCCCCACTCATGGCAGATATGCTCATCGTAGCCTTGCGTGGTGCAGGTCGCCTCATGACGGCGAACCGTGAAGGTGTATTTTACCTGAGGCTTTGCGGTAGGAGCCGGAGTAGCTGCCGGAGCAGGTGCCGGTGTTTTTGTCGCTGCCGGTTTTGTCGTTCCACCGGAAGTCGAAGTGCCGGTGCTCGGCTTCTCCGTCTTAGTCGGCTCACTGGTGGTGTTGTCCTTCTTATCAGTGTTCTCAGCGGGCGTGGCGGTCGGTGCTGGCGTAGCTGTCGGTGCGGGCGTGGCAGTTACTTCCGGTGTTTCCGGAACCGCAGGCTGACTTTGGCTCGTGGTCACATCCGAACTCGTCGTATCGTTGGTGTTTTTTCTTTTCTTGCAGCCGGTCAAAGAAACCGCAACCGTAGCAGCCAAGGCTACAGCAACGATTCTTTTCGCTGTACTTACTCTCCTTTTCATGATAAACCTCCTTGAATCTTGAGGGATAGTTCTGTAAGTATATTATATCACATTTTATATTTGTCGGAGTCAATTTCAGAAAAATTTACAACTTTCTAATTATGTTCTACCGATTGCATAATCAGTACATTCCGTAACTGTGCATAGTGTCCGGTACATATGGCCAACTTCCTCCCTTCGCCACAAACTGTTGATTTTCGCCATTTGCTAAAAACTTCCGTCATGTTGCATATTGACTCTTTTCAGAAAAAAGAGTACGCTATCCTGAATCGAAGGAAGGGATTATTATGGAAGTCAGTGTATTGCTTATGCAGCAGATAGCCCAGCTGTTTATCGTTCTTCTGATGGGCTATGTAGTCGTCAAGGCAGGGCTGCTGAAAGCTTCAGACAGCAGAGTTCTGTCCGTAGTCTTCGTATATCTTGTCATGCCATGCGTTGTTCTCAATGCATTTCAAATCGACGATACGCCGCAGATTCGTGCAGGACTCTTGTATTCGATGGGCATAGCGGTCGGAATGCATGTTGTGTTTCTGGTCCTCAATGCCATCTTCAAAAAGCCGCTGAAACTGGATGTCGTGGAGCAGGTCAACATCATCTACAGCAATGCGGCCGCGCTCGTCATTCCTCTGGTTCAGGCTTTGCTCGGCGAGGAATATGTCGTGTATTCCTGTGCTTTCGTCATCGTACAGCTGATTCTTCTCTGGACGCACGCAAGCGCCTGCCTGCAAGAGGGCGCGAAACTCGAATGGAAGAAGATTCTCACCAATGTCAATCTGATTGCGATTGTCGCCGGTGCGCTCTTGTACCTTCTGCACATCTCGCTACCTACACCTATCGTGAGTACACTCAGCAGCGTAGGTGCTATGATAGGACCTATGGGTATGCTGCTGGCCGGTATGGCGATTGCGGAAGTACCGTTAAAGAAAGTCTTCTGTACACCGCGCAACTATCTTCCCGTTGCACTCCGTCTGCTGGCCGTACCGATGGTGGTACTGCTTCTTCTCAGTGTCACCCACGCATCTACTTGGATTGCGGACGGCAAGGCGATTCTCATGACGGTGTTTCTGTCCGCCATCACACCAGCCTGCGCGACTGTTACCTCGATGGCGCAGCTGTACAACCGGGATGCAGCACATTCGAGTGCCCTGTATGTACTCAGTACATTGCTCTCCATCGTTACAATGCCCATCATGATAGGTCTGTTTGAGATGCTGGCTTAA